TAGGTTTACTATTTCTACCTTTCTGTATTATAAAATCATTGATTTGTCTAGTGTTTGCAACCACTATAAGAAAATATTATTTTTCCTTGTTACTGGGATTCCCATAGCCGAATGGCTTAGATATGATTAAAAATTTTCCAATGAAAGATTGGTTTACTGCGAAACTGATTTTTGAGTTGAAAGTAGTTGCTTATATAGTTCTTCTGCTCTTTCATCCTTAATCATGTTTATAATGTTCAATGAGTCTCCATCTTTTCTACCAATAAACATCCAAGTTTGTTCACCCTTATGTTTATCAAATCCAATAATCAAACAATCACTAATACTTTCATCATCTGCTAAATTATTGACAAACGCATCATCATATAGTTTTGCAGTCGCCCTCAGACCTCTTGATTTATTTGCATATTCAAAAGCTCTTAGTTCATCTTTACCAAGCCATTTGATCCATGCTCCGCAATCATCACAATAAAGTCCTGTATTATTACCTTTTACTTCTGTATGTAGTGAAATGCTTCCACATTTCTTACAACAATTCTGATACATAATTTCACCTCCAATATATTATTCTCCAAACTCACAGGTGTCACATGTCGAGAAATACTTATCATGGTCTATGCAGCATTGCGGTCTGTTGTCATTTTTATCAATCTCAGTAGTCTCTTTCTCATCCATAATCGCCCCACAATTAGGGCAATATTTTGATTTCAACTTCTGATTCGCATAATACAGTTTATATACTTTTTTATTACAAACTGAGCAATATACACCTTCATTTGCGCATTCATCTAATGCGTACCAATAACCATGTTTTTTACCATTTTCTTTTGCATCGTCTTTTATATTATCCATTGGAACTGTCATTGTTCCTGCTATAACATTGGCATTAAGAAACTTTGATAAAACATCACCAAGTATTAACTCTACGTTATCTACAAGTATTTCGTCACTCTGCTTATACACTCTATGACATTCTAACCATTCATTTATTGTATAAACTTCTATATTATCTAACATGCCCATTTTCTGTGCCATGTCCATAAGATTATTTTTATTATTCATTGTAGACGTAATAATTGGTTTTCCTGTTACATATGCTGCTGAAATAAGCATTGCCGTTTTACCAGTCGCACGTCCACGATTTATAATTCTCATGTTTTCGCCTCCAATGTCTTATTCTCTCAAAATCCAAGGATACGTTGCTTTCTTATGAATTTACGCTAAGTTATAGTGAATACGATTACCATAGTTTAATGCAATCTCGGCATAAGTATAATGCAGATTTTTATACATATCTCTCAGCTTTTCATCAATATAATCCTCATCATAATCAACCTTAATTTTGTCATTTGGTAAAACAAATGAATTAGTCTTATTATTAAATACTGCGCTGTTACCCTTGAAGTTAATGTAAATACCATTATTTGCTGAATCTTCAACCCAGATATTGTTATTTTCTCTACTGAATAAATCAAGTGTTTCATTATCTGAACTAAATACAACTCCTTCCTCTGTAAACAATGTAAGTTTGTATGTATTCTGTCTTTCAGATGTATTAACAATATTAAGATCCTTAATAGCATCCTCAAATGTTTCGCCCTCATTTAATTCAAGTGCTATAGCTGATAAACAATCGTAATTAAGCTTAATCTTTCTTGAGAATGAAGCCACTTTATTGATTTCAGAATGGTACTTCTCATCAAGCTTGTCTCTCAAATAACCCTTTACTTCATCTGCCGTTGGATACTCAAATCTGAAATGGAAATGGAATCTTCCTGGTCTATTGATAAGATACTCGTTCAAATCCTTATAATTATTGCATGTAACAACAAATAACTTCTTACCTGAACTTGTACCATCGAATAATGAAAGCATCTTTGACTGTGGATCTTTATCTTTACTTTTAGCAAAAGTTTTATCAAATTCATCAAATAACACAAGCACTTCATTCTTAATATCATTTAAGAAATCATCAATTCCAGGAATAAAATCGTCAACTAGGATAACAGGAATTCCATTCTGAATTGCCTTCTGTGCCAATAATCTTGCAAACAATGACTTGCCAATACCCTTATCTCCGCTGAGAATTACGCCTAAATTCTTGCATGATTTCTCAAATCTGTTTAATACTTTATTCGCTTTTTCTTCATGAACTCCGTAGATTTTATCCTCTTTAATCTCTAAATTATGCTGCTTCTCTAAGAAGAAACCTGTAAACTGACCACATCCAACTTTATATGTCTGAGCTGGTAGATTGTCCAACACAACTAAATCTTCTCCATACACCTTGTACGTAGTTCCTGTTTCAATAATTTTCATAATTTTATTCCTTTCTATGTTTTGTTTATCTATTAATATATTCTCTGTTTATTTAAGCTTCTTTCACAAATCTTCCATCTGCTCTGTTATCATCTTGCTTGAATACCCATATACCAGGTTCAGTAATATGATAATAGTAAATAAATCCTGTGTATTCAGCGACATCGTGTAACTCTTTTACACACTCTTCTGTAGGAACAATGATTTTAACAGAATAATTATAGGTATCATCGTCCATAATATCTACAAATAAATTACCGTCTTTGTCGTAACACTTAATATCCTTTAAATGTGGATGTTTCAAAAGCCATTCGTATCTTTTACATTCAAATTCGTCATCAAATTCTTTATTATCATCCGCAATATAAATTGTTCTCATATATTCTCCTTTCTCAAAGCTAATGTGTCCTGAATTTACTTTTATTCACACGTAATATCCAAATCTTCACCAATCTTATGAATAACATTACCAAGTCCCTTACACAGCGACTTTAACCATTCCTCATTACGATTAGTCATTTGCTCGTCTCTTTCTTCGTCTGTCATATCAGACCAACAAACATTGTCCCATTTTCCATCTCTTTTAACTCTAAAATAATATCCATCCAAATTTCTATTCATAACTTTCTCCTTTCCACTCATCTAACAAATAGAAACCATTAATCTGATTATCAAGATTTCTAACCTGTTCTCTTAACTCAGACTCTTTCTTCTTACTATCTGTTCTCTGACATTTCTTCCACAATTCTTCTCGCTGCTTAGATAATTTATTGTATTTATCAGATACATCAATCTCATCTACAACTGAAATCTCAATCTTTTCACCGCAATGAGGGCAGAATTTAATTGGAAAATTGTCTGTCTGCTCCCATTCATCCTCAGAGAATGTAATGACTTCTGTATGTGAAGTGCAAAACTGAGGAATAAAACCATACTCTTTATCATAATCAACATTAAGATTTGTTAAATTTTCGTTTGTGAATTCTATGCACTCATTATTCTGAATTTCATCACAACAATACTTAAATGGCTTATATTTATATGAATGAGTATCATTAAATTTTAATCTAATCAATTCTATCTTCATATTTTTATTCTCTCAACTTTCTGCCACAATAAGGGCAATACGAAACATATTCTCTCTGATGAACAAATTCATCATCGTATTTATCCCATTCAAAAGTTTCTATAGTGTAGGTTTATTCATAAATAAACTCCTATCCGTTATGCTTTAATAAATACTCACGACTTACATTTTTAAAACTCTGCTGACCATTTTGTGATCTGTATACAAAACCCTCTCTCTTAACCTTTGGGTTTAATTCACTATATCCATCAGCTTCAAGTTTCATTTCTTCCATAGTCTTAGGTAACTCATAAGCCGTATCAATAATTGGCACACTTGTTAATCCATGACTCTTACAGAAATCAGCCATTTCTACAGTTCCAAGTCTTGTACCATCAATAATCAGATTGAATACAAATAACTGATTCTCCGTAAATTTATATGGATTGCCCTGAACTGAGCCAACTCCTTCACCTTGCAACACAACTCTGTTATAGTCATTCTCTGTTGCAAACTGTGTAAGAATCTTTTCAATGTCATATTTATCAGCTAATTCCCAATAAATATTTGACTCGTGATAACAAGCCTGTTCTCTATCAGCCTGTCTTACATTTCTACTGCATACAATAAAATCAAATTTGTTTTTGCCCTTCTTCAATCTATCAACTGCAAATGTGCAGCTTGTGCCATCGCATTTTTCAGTCTTAATCCACTTTTCCGTACTCTGAAGATAAAATGGTGCATTCTCAATTCTTGTCTCATCTGTTTTGACAATCCAATCTGGGAACTTCTTTGGATTATCTTTCTTGCGACCAAACAATAGAAACATAATCTTACGACCAATGCCGTATCTCATAATCCTTCTTACAATTGGGTTGGTGAATAACTTTGGTCTACGCTTTGCCATTGACTTATATTTAGCATTTGGATCAACCTTATTGGTCTTTCTTGCAGCATCCTCTTCAGAAGTATATGTAATCTTCAAAGCTTCTGTAACATCATCACCAATATTTCTATCCTGCAATTCTGGGAAAAGTGATAATGGTAAGGCTAATCCCTGGCTAATTACCTTGAACTTGCCAAGTCTCATAGTCTTAACTTTGAATTTCTTATTTGATAAAAATGCAAATCTCTCATCTGTTTCAGGACACTTGCTGTCAATTTCAATATAAACAGCCATATCCCCTACATTAAATTCACCCTTCTTAGCGATACAAACCCACCCTAAAACTCCAATAAGTTCAATATTATCAGCTCCTTCAATCGGTCTGATCCACTCAATCTTTTCTACATGTGCTAATGCTCTTTCTGCCATTTCAGTACCTCTCTTTCTATTTTCTATGTATTTATTCTCTCTTTATCGTTCAAAAATTCGAAAGAAATGCTTCTTTATTGAGATTGTTTCTTAGTAGCTTCTTTCAAAAATTTTTCCATACTATCAGCATCTTTATCTGTAAATTTTCTTAGTTTTTCATAACATTTTTCTGTCATCATAAGTGTATTATTCACTAGCAGTATTTTCGTGTTATCTGGTACAATTTTCATGCCGTATCTTTTCAACCACTTCTTATTAATACGTTTTTTCTTATGGGTTCTTCTTTGAACATCTTTAGTGATATACTCAGTTATGAGGATTTTATAACCTAAACCTTCAATTGTTTGTATGTTCATTTATTCTCCTATTTCTATATATTCCAATTTTCTATATATTCCAATATCCAACTGTCGTATTTATTTTCTTTGATCAACTGCTGATATAAATTTATCCATCCTTGTGCTGAAAGACCTTCGTACTTCCAAACACATTCTTTCCAATGTCTGTGTACAAAATGACCTCTTGTTTTTAACTCAATGCATTTCACACATTTATCGTATAATTTCTTGGAATACCAATTCGATCTACTTCTATTCCAGCCCTCTATAAATGCTTCAGTCGGATCATACCTACTTCTCATATCAGTAAGAGTTCTGTCGTATAACTCAGTTTTTGCATTGTATAAACAATGAAGCAGAAAGTAGATGTCTTCATAATTATTTTCAAACTCCCATTCTCCAATATTTAAATCAAAATACATTATTCTCCATTCCTTACTACATCAAACTTAATTGGTAACATAGCTGTAAATCTACTCTTCATCCAAGGTTTTTCCTTTGTTGCAAATTCATCTCCAAATTCTTCAGCCAATACAAAATCTCCAACCGTATAAATAATCGAATATCCTGTTAAATCTTTTGGGATCTCCTTATTTGCATTACAGGTTTTAAGATGAATCATTTTATCTATGCACTCACCCATTAAATCTTGAAAGAATACAAACGTTCCATCACAATTGCAACGCTGCATTGTGAAATATTCAAAATCTGCATCTGGATCACGTTTAATAATTACATTAAAATAAGGTTTGTCGCCTTTAAGATAAGGAATATCTGCTAAAATTGTTCCATCTTTTGTACAACTAATAACTGTAAATAACTCTCGTATATCCTGCTCAATCATAGATTCATATTTATTATTCTCCATGCCATTGCACTGACCTGATACAATTCTCTCTTTTACAAATTCTAATGATTTACCCATAGTTCACCTCCTAAAGAAACCAAAATTTCTTGTTAGTTTTTATCCAAATAAACTATATGATCTACATTATAATGAAATCCATCTATCTCTCCATTAAACCTACCTTTGACATACCACGCATAAGGACTAATACCTTCATTCATTTTCTCTGAAAGTTCATCGGCTTTTCTTTGATGCTCATCGGCTTCATTCTGAATAGATATTTTTTGAGAATCCCATATAAGATTTGGAATTGCATCTACACACCTTCTATACATTTCAGACTCTTTTATATATTCTCTTATCACTTTTGTCATTTTGGGAATATTGTCTTTTAATATCGGTTCACCCCTAAGTTCATACGGATACATGATTAAAATTCTAGTATCAGTACATCCTATTGGTATTAATTCTTGAACACAAAACTGTGGTTCTATCAAATTGTCACCTCCCAGATATTTATTCTCTTATTTCAAATAACTTTTCTACTGCTTTAACTCGCTTTGTATTGTCAATCGTTCTTTTGACTTCCTGTTGCCAAATACATTCCCATTCTGAAGGAGCTTCATGCTCACTGACTAAGACAACATTCTTCTCGCTCATCTTCTCAGCCCAATTCCAAAATCTGTCATAATCAAAGTTCTTACTTGATCCATATTGTTTCGTACCCTTATATGGAATATCGCAATAAAATAAGCAGCCAACTTTGTTAGAATATAACTCTTCATAATCTCCACATTGGAACTGAATATCCTCTAACCTTGGAATCTGCTCTAACAAATTTCTCTTAGCTTCATCGTAATAATTTCTTTCGGTTCCAACTTTTGTATATACGATACCTGAGTAACCTCCATCAAAGAATCTTCCGTTATAGCTTGAAAGGAAGCCAACTGCTCCAATATACCAATCTGGATATTGGGATAATCCTTTATTAAAACACTCTCTTACATCTGAGTAATGTTCTTTTGTAATAAATTCTGGGAGATTTTGAATCTGATTTAGATTCTTGAACATTTCAATAAGATATTTATGATTGTCAGAAGCGATTTTTATATCACATTGAACTTTGTCGATTACATTACAGCCGCCGCAAAATGGCTCTATGTATGTTTTGATATTATAATCTCGCAATCTTTCTTGAATAATCGGTAAAATATTATCAACTATACGAGATTTTGAACCCATATATTTCATAAATTACTTGGAGTAAGGAATTCCTTCTTGTGTACACAAACCTCGTCTCCTTTCATTATTATTGCTTATTAAAAAATATTACCTAATAACTCCATTTTCTTCTCTCTTGAAAACTTCGTCATATTCAAAAAGTTAATCATTTTTTCTGGATTATCTAATGATTTCACATACTTTTTCTGATATTCTTCTGGCATCTGTAATATGTATTTAGCACCACCATACTTATCTACTAGGGTTAAATATAAATTATTCAATACCTTTTTATCTGTCACCAATTCAATATTGTCAATAAGAAAATCAGTAATTATTGGACGTTGTGGAGCTTTCAAATTGCTTACAATTGTCTGTAAAACATCTGGACTCAGTTTCTGATAATGACATATTTTTGAAAAGTATACTCCGTTACCATCTTTATTTATTTCTTCTGCGATTTTTACGGCATACTTCTGTGAATTCAATAAAGGATTTCTTAATACAAACTGCCAAGGAATTTCGTCATAACATGAAAAATACTTTTTATCAAAAGGGTGTGCAGCCATATAATAAGTCCAAAACCTTAAATTATTCTCATATGTTTCACCGTTACAATTATAATGTGCATGCATTGTGTCAAAAAATTTATCTAATAACCTTTCATCCCATTCGTGAGGAAGAACAATACTTTCTAACTCATCTGGTATTTTGATACCTGCAAAACGCAATAGTGAAATAACATCTTTTCGATTGTTATAGAAATTTACATAGATTGACCAAAATAAAGGTACATCATATGTATTCTCATCAAATGTCTTTACGAATAACGATTCAATCAATCTGTAAACATTTTCTTTTGAAATCTGATTTGTAATAATCTGTGTTACTTTGTCATTTTCAACAACTGTTTTATTTTTCTTCTGTAGTTCATCATTCTGTTCTAATAACTTTTTAATCTCTTTTCTCAACTCTCTATTTTCACTACTCAGTCGTTTAATCTCATTTGATGTGTCAGACTGGGCAGATTCAATGAGATAATTCTTCAGCTCTTCAAATTTTTCATTAAATTCTGTATCGTTCTGCATATCTATTCTCCTTTCAATGTATTATTCTCTTAATGTGTGTATTTACTTCTTGGAAATACTTCTTCAAGATCAACACCATATCCAGAAATAACTTCTTCTAAGTCGATACATACACAATCACTGCAAATCCTTACTTCAATTCCACCTTCATCAAAAAGCGAATAGCCAAAAATATCACTCAATCGTTTGACAAATTCATTAAACCAATTAAGACTAATCCAAACACAAAACTCTGTATTACTAACCCATCCAAATTCATCTACGTATGAGATGTCAATGTCGTCTTCTTCTGGATTGATTAGTAATTTATATAGTTCTAATTCATAATTTTTCCTCATCTACCACCTCCTAAATTACAAAGAAACTTCGGTTTACTATGAACTACATTCTGACTGCTATAATTTCACCATTTTCGTCTTCGACATATACTTCGTATGTATAATCTGTATAGTCAAATCTGTCATATGTAGTTTTTCTTTTTATTTTATATTTCTCTAGTTTAGGATTATAAAAAATAGGTCTAATACCACTTGTCTCCATATCGCTTTGATATGAAACTAATTCTGCTTCAGGTGGCATAGTCGATAATTTTTCGATCAATTCTTTAACTTTCATTTCACTTATTCCTTCTTCTCAATAATAGTTACAGTGCCCTCAAATACTCCAAAATTTGATGACTGCTGAAATGTATGTGTCTCTGCAATATCATCATCTGTCATAGGTCTTGTAAGATACCATAATGAATCATCTTTCCATGTAATCTCTTCAAGTTTCTGATTTGGTTCAAGCTCAATTGTTGTCGATCCACCGAAATCTTTTGTAACAGACTGGCATCCTATCATTCCAAAACACAATGCTAACCCTAATGCGACTGCTAAAATTTTCTTCTTCATATAATTTATTCTCCTATCTACCATGCATAATGTATTCATTACCAAGTTCAAGATTCATTTTGTAATTTCCATTGTTATAAACCTGAACTCTCATATTGTAAAACTTACTATCCTGCTCATGAGAATTTGGATTATAAGGATAATTGAAACCTGCCCTTGTTAGATGTCTAAGAACACGTCTCTCTGTTGTCGCACGACTACATCTTTCTTCAAAAGCTAATTGTCCAGTGTCGAGATTTACCAAACTACAATATATTGATGTAGTGTCACCACCATATTTGTTTTTATTGTCTCTGAACGAAATCACTAAATAAACACCTATTACATTGTTATTTTCTTTCTGCACTACGACTGCACCATTTGTTAATTTGATATTTCTGTCTAAGTCTACACAATCGCAAACTCCTTTAATACTAATATTCTGCATTTATTTGCACCTCCTGTTATGTTATTCTCTATTATTTCTGCCACCAATGTTTCTTTTTATTTTCTTTATAAACATTACAAACATTTGGATAATTACAACTTTTGGTTTCTTCATTATAATATTCACAAAAATATCCATCTTCACAACCAATATCACATTCCATTTCAGTATATATTCTCATAAAGCCCTCCTAAACTCCTCAAGAATTCTATGATTCTTGGTAAAAATATTACTATATATAGTGTCTATATTTTCTATAAACACTATATATATAGTATTTTATTTACGCCTGATACACAAAACTTGGCATTGGCTGTAATTTAAACAGATTTTTCTCATGCATTGAATCAATCTTAGCTTTTACTTCCTTATTTGGCTCAATTCCATCTCTGATGTATGCATCTAATTCAGCATAAGTAAATCCAAGGTTATCTTCATCAGTCTTTCCACAAAGACCATCAGTAGGTGTCTTATCAACTAATTCTGATGGAAGTCCTAATTCACGACCAATAGCTTTAACCTCTGTTACTGTAAGGTGAGATAACGGACTAAAATCACCAGCAGCGTCACCATATCTTGTGGCGTAACCCACCCAATCTTCTGAAAGATTACACGTATTTGCAACTCGACCATTTACTGTCTGTGATACTGCATAAAGCGTAGTCATACGAATACGAGCAGGAAGATTTATTGTTGTCTGAATTGATAACTCTTCATCTAATGATGTTTTAATTTCATATTCAGTAACATTCACAATTGTTCCGACTGGAATAATAGTACGTGGAATGTCTAAAAAACTGCAAAGTTTACGACTATATTCAATATCTCTTTGTCTTCCCTGTGGCATCATCACACCAAAAACTCTATCCTTGCCAAGAGCTTCACAACATAAGCCAGCAACAACGCTTGAATCCTTACCGCCAGAAATTCCAACTACTGCCATACAATCTTTACCATTCTGTTCAAACCAATCTCTAATCCACTCTACGATTTCATTCTTTACTTTCTTAGCATCAAACATTTATATATTCTCCTTTCTACATTCGATTCATCACATCATAGAACCGAATTAAATACTCATATACATTTCTAGGAACTAATTCTTTTACCTTTTCAAATTCACCCTTTTCACATAAATCTCTAACCAAACTTGAAGAAGTATGATTTTTTGGTATCTGAATTTCTGTGAAGTGATCTTTATATTCCATAAGATTTGCTTCTCTTAAAGCAGTCTCAAGATTCTGACCTTCTCTCACACATGCTACAAAATTATATTCCTCAACAAACGGTTTCCAATTATACCAAGTTGTAAGTGTTTCAATATTATCCATTCCTAAACAAATATAGTATTCGTTGAAGATATAATCTTTTTCTTTTATATCTCTTATCTGAGCAATAGTATTGTATGTCCTCTGTGGAAAGAAGCTGGTTGTTTCAACGGAGGATGCCCACATATTATTTTCATCACAATTTGGTATTGAATTAATCAGCGATACTCGACAATATCCAGGTATCAAAGTCTTTTTCTTCGCAACATATGTATCATGTGCAGGAATAAACAATATAGCATCGGCATTAACCGCTTTTTTAGCAGTCAATGCCATATCAACATGGGCGTTAGTAATTGGATTAAAACTTCCTGGTATAAGTAAAATTTTATTCATGATTCATTCTCCAATTAATACATCTCTTTAAATAATCAACATAATCAGGGTTTTTACACATACCTTTACCTTCTACATCAGACACTTTTGCAACATCCATACCGTTACATTTAGTGGTTTTCATTACAATATTTAAAGCAGGAACATCTGTGTCATTACTCAAATAAGTACCAATTCCAAATGCAACATTTACTCTATCGTGGAAATGTCTGAATAACTTATCAGCTCTTTCAAAATCAAGACTATCACTAAACAGAAGTGTCTTTGTCTTAGGATTGATACCAAGTGACTCATAATGATTAATCATCTTTTCACCCCATTCAATCGGATCGCCACTATCATGTCTTACACCACTGAATAATGTTGCATATGTCAACTGAAAATCTTTCAAGAAACAATCAGTCGTAATTGTATCTGTGAGCGCAATACCATTTAACACACCATACTCTCTAACCCATGCATCTAAGGCATACCAGTTTGAATATGCTGGATTGTGCTTGTGATTACCCTGACCAGAGCACATAATCCATTCATGAGCCATAGTTCCAACAGGCGTGAGATTATATTTCTTTGCGAGATATACATTAGATGTTCCAACAAATTTAGATGGACTGTGTAATGTATCATTCAAATGTGAAAACTTCTCAACAGCTAACTCCTGTGCTTCAGCAGAAAGTCTTCTTCTAAGACCAAATTCAGAAAATGTACCAGCATACCAATGACCACTTCTGAGATTTTCATACTTTTCATCTAATCTCTTTTTGAAACTATTAAGTAATTCCTCATAGTTATATGCCATTCTGAAATATACTTCGTTTACAATCGCAAGTGTAGGAATCTCATACATAGATGTATTAAGCCATGTACCAAATGTTTCGATAGAAAGACCGCAATCTGAATCTGTTGTAATCTCAAAATCCTCATATCTTGGCTGCCACAATCTCAGGAAATCAACATACGAACCTTTCATCCATTTGATATTATCAATATAAGTAAGTTCATCTTCTGTGAATCTCAGACTACAATATAATTTAATCTGTCTGCGAATCTCTTCTACCATTTCTGGTGTAAAATGAACATCCTTATTACGACACTTAAAACTCCAAGTGGTTTTATAATCACTAAACTGATGATAAATAGCCTGTCCCATTGACAATTTGTAGGCATCTGTCTCCAATAAACTTGTAATAATCTGTTCCATATTATTTTCCTTCTTTCTTGATTTGATTAAATATTGTTCTAATATCATATTCTCTGTTTTCGTACTCATAAAACAGATTAATGTACTTATCAATAAAAGCCATGTCATTTGGATGCATTGCAATTGGTTTACTTTTCTTAGATTCCCACCATTTTAATTCCTTCTCAAAATTAAATGATTTACCATGATATGCTCTACCTGCTCCAAGATAATCACAAAGCATTTCTTTTTTATACTTCATTGGCATTTCAATAGGATTTCCACCATTATCAAAATTGTCCTGCCAATATTCGTAATGGTGCTTGTTTCTTCCTTTATGGTGCATCCAAGCTGCTGACCAACCATTCTCTTTCTTACAAGCATCTATTGGACTTGAAGTACCTTGATAATATTTAACACTCTCCCAAAATTCCGTTGGAGAAAATTTAGATAAATCATGTACTAACCCTTGAAATGGAATTCCCACTTTACAGCAATAGTAGAACACCCAACGTTTATGAGTACAGACTTTCTTAAAATGTCTGAAAGTATTAATGATATAATTCTTACACTTCATTATTCTCTCCAATCTTTCTATACTCCGTGTATACTTTGTTCTCACAGTAGTACAAGTTATAATCACATTGTTCAATGTACCACCATAACTTCTGATGTCCTTCTCTAAGATATTCTCTACAATAATCTGTTTCTTGATAGTGATCATCTACCATCTGTCTAAAACTCAATTCATCAATAATATCTGAGTTATGACAATACACTGCTATTCTGTTAATTAAATCCTCTGTGAAACTTTTAGTGACTACGAATACGACTCTTACGATTTCATGACAAGTACGCTTAATAGACTTTAACTGTTCAAAATCGTGTAAATGATATACAACTCTGTCAAAGTAAGGATATGGTGCAGACTTCACATTTGGCATACTTGTATGTAATTCTGTCTTAACTTTTCCTAATGTAATATCAAAAAACTTTTTATACCACTCAATGTTATTCTCTAAATTCCATAATGGATCTCCACCACCAGATATTGATACCCAATTACATTGATTTTTCTTAATCTCCTCTTCCAAAGAGTTCAATCCATCAATCGTACTCTTTGGAATCTGAAGATTATTATTCTTTACAATGCAATATGGACATGAATAGTGGCATCCAAAATTGGTTATCACACTCATGTACTTATCCATATTCTACTTCTTCTCTGTAATTCTTCTTAAAATTTTCATATGCTTCATGTGCTTCTTTTTCTGTTGAAAATCTTCCTACATAGATATTTTTATGTTTTCCACAAAATGTAACTTGCCATTTTCCATCTTTTAATTTCGTTACACCAACATATCTTGACGATGTATGTAATTTCCTTCTAGCCAACATTTCTGAAAAATTAACTCTGTATGGAAGAAATTCACATGTATTCAAAGAATATTCTTTACTACCATGACCAACATATGACATGTCTTTATCCAATTCTAATTCACCAGCTAGGAATTTTTCTCTGTCATATCCTTTTATTTCTGGAATGTCTTTTACAAAATTTTTAAAGCATAACCATTCTTTGCATACTTTTATCCCTTTGTCTCCATATAGGCAATAATTATCACTGTTTTTGTCATAGCATCTCGAAAGCATGAATCTCCATAAATTTAATTCTTTTTTATATGACTTAATATTTATATTTCCCAAACAGCCAACGCCATAATAAATTGGATAATATGGATCTCTTATTTCACCAGCCGCTAAACAAGACCTTGATATATCTTTTTCAAATCCAGTAAGAATAAATTTTACTCTAAATCTATTTTTCGATACTATATCTACAATTTCAAAATCGCCATATTTATTTGAACTCCATACTGTTCCTATATCATATTTTCTATACATACTTATCTTCTATCTGTAAACTTTTCATAACTATTTTCGTTGCGTTGAATGTTTTAGGTGTAACTGCTGCTGTACAATCTAGGTTAATAGATACATTTGCTTCTGGGAATGCAGTCTTTATTAATACTGCATTTGAAATGACACAAACATCTAAACATAAACCAATTAATTCGATTGAATATTGTTTCTGGTCAATATTATTCTCAGAAATATATTCTTTGATTTTGTTTACCAGTTCAATTGAACCAAAGGTATGCTTTAGTATGTATGTAGCATTTGTATTTTTTAATACGTTATAAACTTCATCGTTTAACTGCCAGCCATCTGTATTAGCAATACAATGTTCTACAGGTAAATGTTTGCCTTCATATGTATTCAAATAATCTTCATAATGTGTATCTTGAGTTACATAAATTTTATCTCCACGCTCCTTATACTCCTTAATTTTCTTTGCTACATTTGATACAATCGCCTGTGCTTCCTTTGTACCAAGTGTTCCGTCAATAAAATCATTCTGCATGTCTACTACGATTAATGTTTTGCTCATTTTGTTACCTCTTTTCTTTATTTTTATATGTATTTATTCTCTGAAAACTCAGAAGAAATTCCGCTTTTCTGCAAACTTCATATTATATTATTCTTTGTTTAATATTCCCAATCATCATTTCTAACCTGGAATACATCGCCGCACTCTTCAATATCTGGATAATTATATGTGGCAACATTCATAGCATATTTATCTATTTCATATGCTTTATATGTAATATTTGTAAATCCCATTTTCTCCAAACAATACCTACCAGTAGCAATACCATCATACAAACTTAGAACTTCAATAGGATAATCTAGTGGAACATTCTTCAATCCATGATTTAAAATGTGAATAATTACTTCTGCCGTCCATCCATTACCAATTTGTTTATATCTCTGAGTAGCACTGTTTTTTGGTGCTGCTGTATAATTATCTGGCAATGTCTGTAGTCTTTCACATTCTAATGGTGTTAATTTACGGATAAGATAATATCCATCTTTTAGTTTTATTGGATATAATCCATCTTTATAGCCAATAAGACCGTCTTTAACAAGATAGATCATTTTTCCATCAACAGATAAGTTTCCATTCTCATACCACTCAATCTTTTTATATTTACTTAAATCAATTACTTCTATCTCTTCACACATAACATTGTAGGGAACACCTTTATGCAGATTTGCCAATAGACACTGAGACTTGTCTTTGTTAGATACTTGAATATATCCAAAATCAAAATGATTTCTTCCACCTGCTACAGTTCTGACCATATATTCCATTTCTTTTTCACTGAGATGTTTAAAACTGTCTTCTGTAATGGAAATTGGTGTCATATACAAACCAGTTTTTGCACCTTGACCACCACCGTTACTTGTAAGATTTACACTTTTTCCATCTGAGCTATATACTCTATGAGCCTGAGCAGTTGTGTCTATATCACCAATGCGAATAGGCTCATCACTTTCTGCAATATTAACAGGTGTAAAAGCTACTTGAGTATGATGTTTTTTTAAATAATCTCGTACATTTCCTGCTTGATGTTTTAAACAATAGGCTTTCTCTTTATCAACAATTCCATATTCAAGTACGTCTTTTAAAAAGATATGTCTATCTTCTGGTTGCGGAACATTTGGAATATTTGTACAATAAATTCTCTTCCTCTGTTGTGCTGATACCAAAGCACTATTAATATGTAATAGTGGATAACCTAACTCTTCGCTAATCTGACTCTTTATTTCTTCCGCAGCAGATTCATTATTTTCGTACAAAAAGATATCTGGTTTCCACTTTTCTTTCGCCATCACATAATTTAAGAATAGTTCCCATCCTTCTCCCTCTGCTTTTGTCTCACGATTTTTTCTTTGTGCAATAGACCAATGGGTACATGGTGAGCCACCTATTAACAAACGTAATGGTCGTCCATTTAACTCACAATAATTATTTTTTTCTTTATTCTCTGTCAAAATCCTTTAATCTACAGAGATTGCGCAATCATTTTTACCCAGGAGTTACTGTTAAATCCTTTCGTTTTAATATTATTTTGTTGTAAAAATCACTCGAAAATAGGCACGTCTGCCTAACCGAATGAAAAAAATATTTCATTGTTATATTTTTGAGAAATACTTGAACGAATGTCCAAGTTAAGAAAATTTTCTATACTATATTATTCTCTGATCTGTTATTAAAGATATTTTAAATCTCTATCTCCATGAATTACTTCTTCCAAAGTCTGTTTCTTGCGAAGAAGTTCTGTCTCTAATGATTTGATTTCATCATTCAACCTACTTATTACTTTGTCTTTATTCTTTTTAGCATCCTTTTTGACAAACCATTTGCTACCAAATTGAGTGCCACCACTTCCTATAGCAACATAGAATCTATCCGTTTCATCATAATCCCAAATATTGTTGCCATAATTCATAGTAACTTCTTCTTTATCAAATATCAGTTCAAACTCATCAATATTATCATCTGTAAGTTCAATCCTAAGACCACTATCATCACCCCAAAAGTTATCGACCATTTGATATGTATCTTCGTATTCGTTATATTTAATCTCGAACACCCAGTTGCAGCAATGGAATAATTGATTTTCGTATATAGAACTTCGATATTTAACATCTGGTTCATGTCTATATAGTCCAGTCATGCACAGTTTGTTAATATTTTCCTGCGATAGCACAATTCTCACCTCCTACATATTACATATAATCAGCATATCTTCCAGTTTATAAATTTCATCTTTTAGAGATCTAATTCTGGTTCTAACCAATTTGTTAAATCCCTCTACGGCTTCTTCATATGTATCAGCAAATAATCTTGCATATATAGTTACACCATTCTTTTTTAAATCTCTACCATTTACTTTGTATTCATAAAAATATTTATCTTCTTTGATTCTACCCTTTACGGGCTTACACATAAGATTTAATGCTCTCTCATCTTCCTTGTATGCAAAAGCCCAAAAATCTTTATTATAATGTGTTCCATCATCAATGTATTGTAAATCATTAAAGGTATTTCTATATATACCATTATATCTTGCATCTATATTGTTACAATAAATCATTTTCTTACCTCGCTTTTCTTGGAAAATTTGACTGACCAGCCTTTGAATAGAATTACTTCTATATTAGATGATTCTTTACTTAATGCTTATATACTCTTTGAATAAATCACCATACGATTTACTTGGTGTTATAATCAGGTTCATATAATCTACATTGCCACTATTTAATTCTTTCTGAATGGCATGATAAATATGATACATTGCTGTTTCTTTGTCTATTCTATCTTCGTCTAACAGAAGACTAATTGTAAAATTGTTCTGTTTTATAATTATCACCTCACTTATTCGTAATCATATCCAAAAACAACAACTCATCTTTCTTCAATGTGACATCATAATCTTTCCACTTTTCCATAAGTTCTCTTGTGTCGAAACCATGCGGAACAATAATTGCATAACCATGAGGAGTCTTATGCAATTCATGATTATCCAATCCTGAATAAAAATAAATACCGTCAATAAAATCTTCTACTTTTTCTTCATTGTCTACATCAAAATCAAACAACCATTTACTCTCATCACGATTTTGTACTTGTTGTGCAACAGATGCTAGTGTACAATTTAACTGTGTCATACTTGGTTTGTCTCTCAATAAACGGATAATTAACTCTTCTCTAATTTTCTCTTCATTCCTTGAGTTGACAGATCTATATAATCTCGTCTGTTCACCAGAAACTCCTTTAGCTGCGAAGTTCTTAAAAGCCTCAATCACTTTATCTTCATTCTCTTTGTACTCAAGGATTGTTTTTGCACATTTCTTGAATTTTGGAATGTCCTTGTTATCCTTGTTGCGAGAACATATTAAATATACATATAAATTTGACATTGTATTATTCTCTCCCATACTTTGTATAATCAATTGTTTCAAACTGATCGTATACATTTGGGATAAAAATACCAACCCAAAAATCTTTCTGAAGATTTTTATAATATGTTATATTCTCATTCCAATCCTGAATCTCATCAATTACTTCTTTATTCAATAAACCGAATTCGTCACGACAAGCACCACTTTCTACTTTATATGTGATGGCATTGTATTGTTCTTTGTTTTTTTCTACTTGAGCGTTTACACCAATATAATTACAAGCAAAGACAATAAGCATAATTACCATTATAATTCCACTTATTACAACAGTAACCCAACCAGAAATTTCAATTGTGTAATCATTCTGATATAGAAATTTTCTTAACTTATTTTCATTTCTAGCATCAAACCACTCCATATTTCCAACAGTTATCAATCCAATTCCTACAATTAATACAATAAAACATAACCAAAATAACATAATTTTACCTCCAATTTTCCTAATGAAATGTGCGTTTCATTTTAATGTAAAATATATACCATATATAGTATATATTACTTATTTTCAATACTATATATGGTATATTCGTAACAATTACTCACTTAATTCTGCAAGTGCCTTATCCAGATCCTCATCAGACATATTTTCAAGTGCCGCATCCTGTCTCTTAGCCTTGATTTCAAGCAATCTCTGTCTCATCTCAGCATTTTTCTTAGCGTCTTCTCTCTTCTTTTTCTCATCCAGCTTCACGTCAACAATATACTTAACAATTTCAATCTTGTTAGAAATTTCCTCGTCTTCCTTTGACTTAGTATTCAGAAGACTCTCTTCCTCAGACTTCTTTACTTCCGCATTGAGTGTCTTAAACACTGAGTCCAGATTTGTGAGAGATAAATCCCACAAATCAATTACATTAATCATTCCTCTAAATGGAAACTGATAGTTTGCTCTTGTTGCATTGATAAATAATTCGTTGTTTGTCATAATAATCTCCTTTTCTAATTAAAACTTAATCTTCATTACACGCTCTGTTGCACCCTTAACCTTAACAACTAAATCTGCTCTCTTTGTCATAGAGAATCCAATTCCTGAAAGCTGATCATCAGTATCTTCTACATGGCACTTAGCACCTAAAGCCTCAAATACTCTCTTATGCTTTTCAAGATCACTCTTTAAGAACTCATTGTAGTATCCATTAGGACTTTCATTATTCACACAATCCTTCAAGAAGAAGAATAAATGTCTATGACCAATTCCATCCTGCTCATCAAAATAGTTTGGACTGTAACTAATTACTGATACAGGAACAAACTGATTTGTATTTACACCCCAAATCTCACGACTTGAGATAGATGAACTTCCAGACAGCTTTTCCTTAATTGAGAAGTTGCCATTCTCGTCAAGTGTAACTTCTGCCACCTGAACATTCTCGCCAGTTCTCATAGGATTACTATAATCAAATGAATAAATCTCTCCATTGAACTCAACTTCTGCTCTGAATCCATGCCTTACTGCACCTGAATACTGATGTACAAAGAATCTATATATTCCTGGTCTCATTCTTGATAAATTCTGCCATGTAATATTCTCTACTGCAACTTTTCCACGTGGATCAATAACATCGACATCTAACTGACCGCCCATAAAAGTAATTCTTGGTGCTTTGTAACTACCATAATAGATTTCTGTTCCATCTGGCTCAACACAATGGGCATCAAGGTCATAATTGTCATGTCCATCTTCGTTCCACTGAATTGAAAATCTGAGTACACCATCAACATTACCGCCAGCAGCTTTTACATTCTGCTTCATATCAGAGTCAGTAATATTTCCTGAATAAGCCCAAGACAATCCATTATTCCACTTGAACATTGTCTTAGCGTCTGGATTAACAGGTGCAATCATAGAAACAAAGTTCTTCTCATGTTTATTCTCTACAAAAACTTCAATCTCCTTTGCAGTTGGAAGTACCTTATCAATGAAATTCTGTGCTGAAATCTCTTCAACCTTAGAAAACTTCTTAGGACTTACAGCAACATCCTTTTCCATCTGTCCAAAAATATCATCTGCACCAACCATTCTTCTTGCAGCACTCTTATTTGAGAACAGTACATTATTTACAGTAATATCATTCAGATTAGCAAATCTTCTCTGTAATGAATCCATATATCCAAGTTCTGTAATAGTCTTCTTTGCATCCTCAAGCATCTTCTTTGTAAAAATAGCCTTTGGACGCTTATAATTGCTTGGAGCGACAATCTGCTCATACTTCTTAACTGCTGTGTCAAGATCCATATCCTCACTTACATTGATAAGAAGTGTTCCAATGGAATGATTTCTAATTCTACCGATAGCCATACCTGCTGTTACCGACTTCTCCCAAGTATATAAATCCTTTTCAGTATCAGAAGTCAGCTTATCATATTCCTTCTTATACTTCTTGAACTCTGTGAGTACGCCTTTCCACTCTTCGCCCTTGTAAAGTGTATTTGAATTGATAAGTTCAAGAATTGTATCGAGTGCATCCATAGTAATTTCATCAAGAGAACGCTTAAATACATTTCTTGTATCTCTGAACTGTCCTTTAACTTCCTCATTAGAACGACTACTTCTATTTATAAACTTACTTGGAAGCTCTAAGAAGAAATGATCCCACTGATGAGACTTTCCATTGATTTCCTCAAAGTTAAAATCTGTACCAATCTTAGGGAACTTAGTTGTATAAATATCTGTAACTGTATGAGCTTTTACAAAAGCATCAAGTGCATCACATACTGGCTGATATGTTGTATCACCAAGATGTAGTTCCCAAATCGTATGAATCTGGTTATCTTTGATAGTGACAGCAGAACCAATATTCTTAATAAACTGTCTACAACAACTACAATCATGTTCCCTACGCTCTCTGAAAATCTCATTTGTACCAGCAGGGAAGCTATCAAGATATGTATTCCATAATTCATCCTTATCTACATTTACCTCAAATAAATGTGTTGCCTCTTTCTGCATTTCATCGAAGTGCTTCTGTAAAGCCTTCTTAAATTTCATAAATCCATCCATGTTTTGTACCTCTTCTTTCTTATATTTATTTTTGTTAATTGTTTCTACTGTTATATTCTCAATTTATATCAAACCAGTTGCCTTATCTGGATTCTCATTAGCCCATTTTATCCATCTTTCAGCATAAGGTTCAGTCTTATCATTTAACCCAAATACTTCTCTTACGATGATATATCCTTTGCCAATCGACTCTTCCATATCTTTTGTATTGTTATCTACATCGTCTGCATCTAATGGTCGAAACACTGTCTTAGTAAAATATCTTCTACCATATTTCTTTGTTGTTGTGATTTTATTTATCTTATCCTTATATAACTTCCATACACCAGATGAATCTTTGTTAATCTGCCCTACACAATCTCCTATATTTAACACATTGTCTCCTTTCTAAATTCCAATGAATCGAAGTTTTCTTTCTACTTAAATAACCATCTTCGCAATTCTTTATTCATCTTCTCTTTCTTATCTAATTCTTCATCTCTTTTATGTATTGACTCTTTACAACTTTCTTCAAATGCTTTCAAAAAATCTCCTGGCATACTACATAAAACAGAATACGAAATAATCAATCCAATGATTGAAAAAATAATTAATGCTATATCACCATTACTCATAAAAACGACCTCCAAATTATCTCTTATACTCAATCCACCTATCTGAACCCTTGAACTTCACTTTAATCTTCGTAGGGCATCCGTCTGGAATAGATTTTAATGATTTATAGTCACCTATAATTGTTGCTGTTTCCAAAACTTTGTGATTTTTCTCGCATTCCATTGCTTTTTCTTTATCTGCATAATCAGTATTACAGAACTGACAAGTATATAATGTCTTTGTAACCATATAAATCTCCTTATCAATTTACCAAATGCCGTTTACCGTCTTATCAATAACCTCTCTCATCACTCCACCAGTCATTTTATTCATTGTATCTGCAACAAGACCTTTAAATTCTGCTCTTATTCGCCTATTACGATGAGTACATGGCGTTGAACAATAATTATTTCTTCTACATTTTTCACAGTTGCCATTTAATTTCCACTGTTCATTTTCCTGAATCTGTTCCATAACTTAGTCTCCTCTTCTATCCAAAATTTTCTGAATGGTTTTCTTATCTTTCTCAGATAAACTATCCCAATCTAACTTAAAACTTTCACAATTTTTATGGCGATTCCAACCATCATCACAATCATAAGAATAACGGTACGAACAATAATCACATGCCATTTATATTCACCTCCAACCCTTATGAAATCGAACATTCTTACTTCTATATTCCTTGAAATTCAAACTTTGCACCACAAGCGCACTTCACATGACCAACAGTTCCAATCGAAGTTGGTATGAATTCATAGCTATAATTACCGCCACAACAACCTGCTCGTCTTAATCTATCGGTGTTATTAGCTGCCCCATGGGATTCAGCGTCATGTTTTTTCATCCACTCTTCAACTTTCTGCTTTTCATTTTCAGTTATAGGAAATCCCCTATAGTAATCTGCTTTCATCTCCTCGTATTGCAACTTCATTTTTGCCATCTCTACGTCCTTATAAGCATCATCTTTCAGCTTTCTATTTTCTTCTTCCAGATATTTGATTCTATCTAGTTGATCCTCATGTCGTTCCTTGAGTGCCAAAATACACTTATCAAAGTCATATACTGTAATACCACTGCTCGTCCAATATTCACTCATAGATATTCTCCTTAGTTATTTCTATTCTTCTTATCTTTCTTATTAGCAATAATAGTGGCTTTCTCCTTTTCAATTTTATTCTGTACCCTAACTAAAATACTCTTCTTCTTTCCAAAATCCTTTGCTGTTATTCCCATAATGATATCTCCTTTATTTTTAATTATTTTTACTATTCATATAGCAATGTGCCACACGGGGTTTGAACCCGTAACCCCACGATTAAAAGTCGTGTGCTCTACCAATTGAGCTAGTGGCACATTATTCGGGTGACTTAGTTGAGCCACCCTTTTATCTCTTTTCAGTTTCAAATAGTATTTAACATTTTGTCAAAAGATTAGTTATATGATCTACATGTTTTCCCAAATGTTACGCTACCAGGCAACCTAACGTATTTAGGTACGCTAAACGCATCAGTAGTCCATGAAGTTCCTCCCAAACTCCATATCATAGGTTTCTTATCATATGTAAGTCCAGCATAATGAGCTGGTATCCACTCCTCTGACACACTATTTTTAATAAGCACTTTTTCATCTATCTCAATAGACTTCCAAAGTTCACCTTTCATTATGTCCTTTTTTGCAATTCTCTCTAATCCTGACAATTCACCTTCAATTGCTTCTATCGTAGTAATATTTGTTACGATAATTGGAGCTATTCCATTAGATGTCCTAACCCATATCAGATCACCATATGAGATTTTGCTTTTAAACTCATTCCAATTCGTATTATCTGGAACTCTCCAAGTATATTCCTTGCTATTTCCATTTGTATGAACACCATCAATAAGTGTATACACTACTAACTTATGTTCAACGCAACAGTAACAATACTCCTCGTCCATCTCCTTCATGACGAGATACTGTATATAGCCATCCACTATCATATTATTCTCATTTAATATTATTGGCTTGACCTGACCTGCACATTTCTCATAAGAGTGCTTCGAATCTTTACCAAGACAATAAGCGTCTCTATATCTATTCATCTTCTCTGGTGATGGAACAGAATTACGGAAATTACGTGATACTTTGATATCTGAAATTTTAACTAACTTTAATTTCTCCATATGTATATTCTCCTTCCTATGCTGACTTCTTCTCTTCATACGTCTTGAAATCAGCTATCATATTTTCAAGGTTCTCTGTCTGATTAGTGCTATATGTAATATTGCGATTGGTGTAATCAATCAACCAATTATCCAAATCTTTATCAAACTTGAATGAATAAGCAATCATCCCTAAGAATGCTAACTCATTGTGGTAATCAAAGAATGGCGATGATATATTTACTCCATGTAATGTCTTGAAATCATCCATTAGAGTATAGTAGTCATCTATATCTTCCTCAGACACCCTTTCTGATACATTGTCCTTTATAAACTGTAATGGATCTGATTCATTTGCATCATATACTATCTCATTTCCAGTTTCTTTATTCTCTGTTATATCTTCGGTTATATGTAAATAATCCATCATTAAAGCTGTATATGTATCAATTTTAGCCTGTACAATTTTTTTATCAGATGTTCCAGGCTCTTTATCAAGTGCATCGTAACTCCACTCGCCAATAACCTTGCTATGTAAGTTGTTTACAAGTTCATTTATAAATTCAGCGAACTTATTATCCTCAAGACCAAGTTTTGTGAATTTATGAAATGTAGCAATCCAACAAAGTATATCTTTGAATGCGAATACATTCTGAAATTTGTTTCCACAAACTTTTGCAATACGATTTCCATATTCGTTTACTTTCTCAAATTCATCAAACGAAGATTTTTCTTCAAGGAACTCATTTCTATCTTTTGGTGATTTTTTCCATGCATCTAAGTGGAACGTTGCCATAACAGAATTGGCGACTGTCTGCTCATATGTACCATTAACTCTCATTGGTTTTGAACATGTAACACAATTCTTATAAAACTCATTATTTGCTATATTCTTAATTTTCCTTGCATATGTAGGAATCCATGTAAGGGCTTTCTGGTTAGAACCCATAGATCTGTTTCGGTTGTACCTCCTAACCAACTTACTTATCTCCTGCATAGTACAGTTCTGATGAATAACAATTCTGATCTGATAATCATCAAATTTCTTTTTTAATTCATCAGGTAACTGCTCATAAGTTTTATTCTTTATGTCAAACTCACAATTGTCCCAAAGAATACTTCCGTTCTCATCTTTAATAAGATGTCCCTTTTCATCTCTTCGTTTCTTCTGATACTGAATAACACTATTTTCAAATGACTTAGTTGTTTTCCAGTTCATATGTCTAAACATATTTAATGCTGTTGTTCTCTGAATGCCGTCAACTATATACTGCTGAGTTAAATCCCCACCAAGTTCCTCTTCTCCAAGAATAATTGGAGGAATATAATCTTCTGTAAGAACTGTAATAATTAACTCATTGATAGCTTCATTGCCCCAGCAAAACATTCTCTGCACGTCCTGGTTTTCTGAAATATCCTCACTGTTCACACTCTTCAGATACGATGATAATGATAATGCCTGTTCTCTTACTTTCTTTGCCATTGTACGTTCCTCCTATTTCTTTTACATCACATGTTTCTTATATGTTTTTCTTGTTAATATCCTCTTATTCTCATAACAAGTAATGGCAGCATAATTATTGTCATATTCTTTTTTGGAAATATGTAATTTATTCTGTATATCCTTTGCCGAATATCCTATATATAACATTTTGACTATAGTTTTCTGTAATTTTGACAACCTATTCATATACTGCTCAACATTCGTTCCTTCAAAATGTTCTCCACAAGCTTCTTCATAAATATCAAAGTTAGAAGGAATTTTTTCACTTAACGGTCTACCATCCTCTCCAACTAAATCATTTATACTTGACATTTGCTTAGACGGAATTCGTTTTGCTCGATTTCTATCTCGTATTTCAGTTTTGAATTTACGTTTAATATTACTAGCCAAGAAACTATCAAAATCGCAAATATTTGAATCGTCATATCTTAATGCCGTATCTGCTAATACACTTAAAGCGATACTATAAAAATCATCATAGTCTTTATCCGATATTCCACCGATTTTTATAATCATTGGATAACATATTTTCTTCAATTGATACATTTCGTTCTCGCAATACCAATTTAATTTTTCTTGAATATTCATGGTTTAAATCCTTTCAATATGTAATTAAAAATCAAACAGTTCATTAAGCTCCCTAGGCTCATATAAACGCTGATCCATTCCAGTCACCGCATTATTTATCTCATCAGTAACCGTTTCTGATATCTTCTTTCCAAGAATAATTTCCAAAACTTGCATCTCATTCTTGATTGATCTTCTAATTATTCTCCGTTCATGCTCCATCTTATAAGCTTTGTAGCCTTGTGCAGCATTTAGATTATTAAACTCTATGTAATGTGCAATATCGCTCAGTTCTCTATCAACTTTACTCAATTGCTCAATTAGTTCTGCCTTTCTATGTAATGCATCAGCGGCTAACCCATTCAAGTCAGCTATCTTATCTAGCCACTTCTGTATATTTCCAACGGCTAACACCTTTTCTGTTTTTTCTCGCAACTCCTTAGTAGTTATTTGCTTAACATTATCGGGAGGATCGTCATCCAGTTTCACTACTTTATATCCTCGTGCCTTATAGGACTTAGATATTGAACTTTTGTACACATTTTCTGCCTTATCACGACAATATATTTCTGCGATTGCAAGATTAGTCGTTATCGTGAATCTACCAAGACTATCCTTGGCTATGTACCCCTTACCATTTCCAATAGCATATCTCGCCACATTAATCCCTCCTTCTTATTTTCAGTGCAAAAATGGCGCAATTTAATAATGTGCCATGAGGGATTCGAACCCTCGACACCTGGATTAAAAGTCCAGTGCTCTACCTACTGAGCTAATAGCACATAACTGGGCTAACAGGACTCGAACCTGTAATCGTGGGATCAAACCCCACTGCCTTACCATTTGGCGATAACCCATTATTTATTCTCTTTTTATTTCTGTTTGTGAAATATAGCTGAACTGCCACGATAAATTCTCAACAAATAACATGTTGATTTTATAGAATGATTATGTAATAATAAAATATGGTGTGGTATTATTCTGCTACATCAAACCCATGCGTAGCCAAGATGTCGGTACTGCCAATACCGTCTATTCACTTGGCTACGTTTTTTCTTACTCTATAATAGAACATCCGTTCGAGCATGTCAATATCTACCGAACATTCGTTCTATGTTTTATTTATACCTTATGGCGTGTCCGTTTTTCGGGTCATCTCTCGAAATAATATGGTATTTAAATATCCAACTGGTTCATAATTAATTGGATCTTTCTGTGTATCCGAAAATACTCTAAGCTGATTAGCAAACTCATCACAGATATTAGCAATTGTCTTTGCCGAACCAATTATGTCAGAGCACTCTCCAAATCTTTTCTTTACAAAACCAATGTTGCAATCTTGTGAAGCAAGATCCTGTGTGGCTACTAAGACAATAGCATCTTTCTTTGCATATTTCTTTGCTTCTTCAACCGTCATCATTACGTATTCCATACATTACACCTCCCCGAAGTTTGATTCATATACTCGTTTGACTTCTAATCTAGTCGCTCTATCGTTGACTGAACCAATCCTCTTTATTATTCTCTGTTTTGATACTTGTCTAACACATTCCCCTAATAACATTGAACTTTGTGTTAAACCACCAGTTCCTCTCATAACAAGAGAATGTGTAGACTGATCTATATTTTTGATTTTTGTGGTAAACGGCATCACTATAGTTGTATCACTAAACCTATTTCCCATTGCATTTTGAATAACTATAGCAGGTCTGACACCAGCTTGTTCGCCACAGAATTCTATTTCGCCAAAATCGACAAGTAGAATATCAAATGTATTAATGTCCATATTCACATCCTCCTTTCCTTTGATTGTCATTATTATAGCAAGTTGATAGCAACTTGTCAACAGGTTTGTATCAGTTTTTTAAAATAATTGACACAAGACTTATAGCAACTTATAATCAACTTGTACCAATTAATTCGAATAGAAAGGAGAAAAAATGGCACAAGGACAAATTAGCGATACCAATACAAGAATTGTGATCGTACTTCCAAAAGAGATAAAAATAAAAGCTGATATAATAGCTAATTCAGATGGTAGGTCACTTTCTGGTTGGGTACGCAATCTTATAACAAATGAAGTAAAAAAATATTATGAAGACGATGCCCAGTAAGTATCGTCTTTACATAATTTTACATCTTTTTCCACAGTTTGTATCATGGTAAATTATGGAAAATTATTTTACAAAATTCTCATTTCGTTTGCCATATCAATCGCTTTCTGATACTTGTCTACATCATCTGTGAGCATACGAATAATTTTTCCAAAATCATCGGATTTCAATGAAATAACTGGCATATTTCTAACTATCTCATCGCCCTTACCTGCAAGTACATTATGAATGAACTCTCCATGATCGTTAATTAACTGTCTATTTTTCTCTTCTGTTAACCCAATATAATTCATTGTAGTTTGAAGATCACTATGATTGAATAACTTCTGTAATGATAATAGACAATCAGGATCAAATGGGTGTGTTTTGTGTATCCAATAGCCGAAAGACTTACGGAGGCTGTGGCTCGACACAGGTGAAGTTATTCCAATATCTTCAACCGCTTTTTTTAATTTCTTTCTATAATCATCTGTCTGCCATTTAACCACATCATTATATTCAACTTCATAATAAAGGTAATCTCCCAATGATGAATATTTTCTCTGCTTATGAAAATCATTAAATATCTTTTCCTTTCGCTTATCAGAAAAGTCTTTATTTAACACTCTACACCAAGCATCAATGCTATTTTCAGAATATACATTTAACATACATCTATTAATCCAATCAGTTTTGGGCTGATACTGAAAGATATATTCATTGTAATGTTCCATTGGATCAATTTTGACATGCGACAAATAATTATCAACAGCTTCCCATACCATATTACTCACAGGGATATTGGTAATTTTACCTGTTTTCTGTTCTTCAATAGTATCAATCTCACTCTTTCGATTTCCATTCTCATAATACAGATCCGACCACTTCATCATTACTGTATCACCTATTCGTCTACCAAGAAGTAGTTCTAATAATGTAATAAGATATCCATCCCATTCGTTATTCTTCTCAAACCACTCAACAACATTCTTAATATCAGACATATTCCAGAATGGCTGTACTTCCGTTTTTCCTTTTTTCTTTGTTGCATAATCTCTTGTCTGCATATTAACCAACCTCTCTTTCATATTTATCCGTATAATAATTCTCTCTTTTTATCTTAGCTAACTCAAATATTTCATCGTAGGAATCACAATATCTAACCTCTTCGTTTTTTGTAACAAATCCGCATCGCAAACAATATAAATCTTTTACATGTCCTTTCTCACGTTGCTGCTTGCGTTGTATGCCAGTAACCAACATATTTTCTTTCATGCAGTGCAAGCATATAAACTTTGATTGTCGTTTTGGATTTCCATTTTTGTATCTGCTCACTTTATCACCTCATTTTCTGCAATAAAAAAGAAGCAGTTAATTTCTGCTTCATATTTTAAAAATATTTAATTCGAAATGTCTGTTTCATCAGGTTTTCAAATCATCAAATTTATGTTTTCTAGCCACGGCTCTGCATACTTCTTTAATAACATTTCTCTGTCTTTCTGTTTCTGCTTTTTTAAGCAACTCTTGTTTTACTTCCTCAATAACAGATTTTTGCGCATTATATAAGACACGTTCATTCATTATTATTTACCTCTCTTATATGAAAACAATCTTTCAACAACAAATTATATATTCTGTTGAGCCATTGGACATCCAAAACATACTGCACAACCTTTTAGATCCTGTAAATGCCGCTCATTAATTCAGTTTTTATCACTCGCTTGTTCATTGGATATACACACGCCACACTCCTGCATATTTTTAACTTCGTCTTCTGCATAAAGCTTACCAGAATATTTTCCTAGCTTCATATAAATTATCTCCTTTCATATGAAAGCAATTTTTCTTTGGATTTAATATCCAAGTTTTTGCATTTTTTCAATGTTAAACTTCCAATAAGTTATTACCGATGTACCATATTTCTTTATAGCATCTTGTTTTAATCCTTCACTTGTGAAAATTAATTCAAGTTTTTTTAAATCATTAAACAACTTCTTACTCATTATAGGATAATGCCAATCAAATCCTCCAACTTTTTTAGTAACAATTTGGTAACAAGCTCCGTTATCTAAAATTAGATCTTTTTCATCAAGTTCAATTATATTTCTACCAACTTTTAATTTTACCATTTTGTTATCATCTCCAATCTATTTACCAAGAATTCGTCATTTAATCAGCTAACGATAAAATATCATTTCTATCAAAGCCAATCAATTCATCAGATTCTATAATATCAGCCAATATATTAACAATTTCTTTTTGTGCTTCAGAATCCCATTCCATAAGCTCCTCTTTTATTATCTTTGCACCATTTGATTTTGCAATATAATAATCTTCCAGTGTAGCAAAGAAAAATTCATATTGACTATCAAATGGTGGCATTTTACTATTCTTCATATCATTTAAATATTTTAATGTTTTTTTATTTTTCATCTACATTACCTCATTTCATCAATTTTTCAACTTCCTGCTTTATCATACTAATTTCCGATAAATCATACTGCTCAATCATTTTCTCTAATTCATCAGGCAATCTAGTCATTTGTGATAAATCCTCAATAGCTCTTTCCATATGTTCATAAGCAAGATCCAAATTATTCCATACTGACTGCAAGTTATTTTGCGTTTTATTAATTCGGCTCATTTATACCACCTCTTCCAATCTACCTATATAAAATTGACTCTAAATCATCAATCACAATTTCTATCTGTCTTTTTACTTCTTCTTCTCTAATTTCTGTAAGAGATAGTTTATAATCTTTAATTTTCTCTTCAATTTGATCACAACACCATGTAGGATTATTTCGTTTTCTGTCCATTTACATCACTTCCTCTAATCTTCCAAGTAAATCATTCTTTCTTTTTATCCTTGTAAAAAGTAAATATAAAACCACTTTGGATATCCGTCTTGCCAAAATTCACAATAATGTCTATATCTGCTTACTTTATTCTCTTTGTATAATTCTGCGAGCAGCCTGCCAATTTCAGGAACTTTCGGCACTCCATATAGATACCATTCTATTACTTTAGGATTAAACTCATTTATATATGAATTTACAAAATTCTCTGATACAACATCAATAAACTCATCTTTGTGTTGTTGCATATAATTGAGTATCCATTGCTTTTTGCGTTCTTTTATGACATATCACCTCCAAGGAAAGTTAAAGTTCTTTGCCTCTATGTTCTATGAACCATCTATTTGCTATTGTATGAGTCAATTCAATTTGAAGCATTAATACAGTATTTGCTCCGAAATCTTTTTCATATTCTTTTTTAATTTTCCCCAATTCGTTATCATCTGGAAAACCAGATATTTTTTCTGCTTCAAGAAATTGTCCGTATAATACAGATAATTCTTCATCCGATTTTGTTTCAAATATATTCACATGCATAATGATTATTCTCCCTTCTTAACTTGAAACTTAGATTTCTTAGGCTACTAATGGCAAAATTCCATATCCACCATCAATAATTTCAATAGCCTCTTCTAATGAATTCGTTTCGTAACAATCCCAATTTGATAATCCGTCATAATCGTCTAAAAGGATAACTGCCTTACATATATCTTTCGCTTTAAATCTCTTTAAATAATTATGGCATTTATTTTTCATTTCAAATTGTAAATCATTTTCCTTAAAGTCAGGTAATTTCTTAGAATATAGTTCATGAAGTTTATCCATAACATCATAGATACTAATTTTATTACGTTCTACAAGATATTTACCGTCTTCTCTATCATATTCTTCATTATATCCCTTGTTAATTCTGCTAATCCAAAAGTCGTTTGTATCCATACAAACATATACACCTTCAAATTTATCATTGTCTGTTGGGTAGCAGTCAATTTCTTTTGCTTTCTGCATCTCTTCTACGAGATGACTTGCATTATAATATTTTGCAAATTCCATTAAATCATTCTCCTTTCCTTCCACAAGAAAACTTGGTTTACTTGGTTTATTCAATTGGCTCGTCTAATCTTTTTTCATATACATCTACATAACCGCCATAGGTATTTCCATTCTCTTCATACCAAAAATACCATTCTGTATCTGTTATTCTCTTTACATTTATGTCAGAAGTCTTTGTATTCTTAATCCATTTTTCCGCTTCATTAATAGCAACATCTTCATTTGAATATATCCCAAGCACCCTTGCGTTTGCTTCTGGGTGTTCTCCTTTATTATTAATTACTGCATGTACTATTGTATATAACATGTCATCCACTCTCCAATCTACTTAATTCCAGCTTCCTTACACAATTCTAAAAACTCATCCTGGGTAATTTGCATTTCAGGCTTAATAGTTGTTTCGTAATAATGAATTGTATCTGCCGTAAGATTATAATTCTTATCAGACTTTGCAAGATCAACCATTGATTCCAATGTAAATTTTACGATTCCTATGTATGTTTTCTTATCTATTTTGTCCATATTGTTCCCTCCAGTCTTCCAATGAATCTATTATTTATTGCTCCTTCCATTCTACACAATATCATTCAACAACTCAATCGCTTCATCAAGCTTTTCACTCGCTTCTTCCATACTATCAATTGCATCTTCAGAACACATTCCTCTATAGCTGCTTTGTAATCCTTCGGGCATATTATCAAATGCGTCCTGTTCTTCACTTAATATAGAAGATAACTCACTTGAAACTTTCTTCAAATCGGTTTGAATCAAATCAATTTCAGTTTTGAGTTGCCTTATCTTTTCTCTTCTCTGTTTATTCATTACCTATCACCCCATAATGCATGGACTACATCATAATCACTTGGCATACATGTACATGTCAAAGCTCCAAAATTCAACTTATTAAATTCTTCTTTTGTAATTTCAATTCCCATATCGCCATCAACAGTAGTATTGTAATCAAGCTTTCCTTGACATTCTGGACGAAAATACCATACTCTATAGAACTCTTTACCAGTCTTACTATTTTTACCACTAAACAAGCAGGTAATTGTTCTGCCTGAACTAATTTCAGTTGTAACAGTTTTCCCGAAATATGGATTGTATTGACTATATACATTTTTTCCGTATTTTAGATTTTCCTGTTTATCATGTTCACTCATAGCAAATAACTGCTGTGTACCCCTTCCGTAAGAAGTATTATATACTTTGCTACTATTCACACCAACAGTTGAATACAACTTAACTCCATTTCTATCAGTTGTCTCAACTCTCTTTACTCGCTCACCATTGATATAATCATTGCAAAGTCTGTCCATATAATGTACATTTCCATCTTTATCAACTGTACGAGTTGTCTTCTTCATATCATAATTGTCATACGCTGCCTTTGCAGCACTTCCTGCATAAATTCCTAAAAACGCTAATAGTCCTCCGAACATAATCATCAACCACCTTTCTTATTTTATATTACTATCTTCTCCACTTTTCCATTTCATCTACAGACTTCTTGTTTAAGTTATTATACATATCTTGTCTCTTACGAGATTCTTCCTTTTTATTAAGATGATAAGGAATGCCAAATACAATAATAAAAGCTACTAAATATCCGATTAACTGTGCCATAATGATTACCTTCTTTCTTTAATGTTTGACAAAAGCCACCAGATTATATCCGATGGCTTGCTCTACTTTGATATTCTCTATTTCTCTTCAATAATTACTAATTCAACTCTATGTGCCTTCTGATCTTTATCCAAAGCATACAAACATGGACTTTCATTTCCCTGTAATACTTCGTTGAGATTATATGCCCAACCCCAAGGGGTTTCTATCATAGTCTGACCAAAATTATTCTCAAATAACTTCCAATCACAATCATCAGGTAACTTAACTTTTAACTCATCACTACAGACTCCGTTAATATGTGGTGCTCCATATGTATACACATTTCTTTTTTCAGCCCTAAGAACTCCATAATTTCTATATATTGTAAAATTATTCATAAGGTCTTTACCTCCTATTTTTTCTTCTGCAAGATCAAAGTCTGCATCCTGTATAAATTCTCCATCTTCGTCACACTCACAATACTCAAGAGCATATTCTGTTATATACACACTCTCGCCAGCATTGTAATAGTCACATTTATAGTTTGCCAATTTTGCTTTTGCATCATTTATTTGTTCAATGTTCCATCTTTCCAATTCCTTTGGGTAACAATCATTGCCCCAAATTGTATCTCCCTTTGCAAATTTCTTATATTCCCTCCGTGTTAAATTTGCTTTACCCTCTAATAATATAATAGTATTATTCATTATCTATTACCTCCATTCCATAACATGTAATTATTATATCTTATTTAAGCTACCTTTTCCAGTGTTTCCCATTGTTCTTGTTTTCTTTTTGTTCGGTGTCTAAATAAATTTCCGTTTCTTGCGATTATTTAATCATAATACAAAGAATTTTTGCGTTTTTATTACCATACCAATCGTCAAAATCTGCATATATATCACAATTTGCCATTAAAGTATTATTATATTCACTCTGATCCATCAACTCATATAGACCAACTTCCATATCTTCCGTGTAATCTCCTTCAGGAGAACAATTGCTAAGTTCCACACAATTATCTCCATGAAAATGATTCGGATAATAATACCCCTTACTTAAAGGCTTATAGACCTCTAAATCTACATATTCTCCCTTATATAATTCTTTCACTTCCGCAACAGTCATATTCTAATTCCTCCTTATATATAAAATATTTTATTAATTTTCTCTGTAAGTTTTTCATTTTCCGAATCCAAATGAGCATATATCTTTAAAATAGTATTTACATTTGAATGTCCCATAAGTTTTGCAGCTTGTTTTATTGACACGTCAGAATAATACAAAGTAGTAGCATAATTATGTCTAAATATATGTGCTGTTAATTTTGAATTTGCATTTATATTATTATCTATTTTTGCAACTATATATTTCCACATTTTTGTATATTCACTATCTTTAAGATATTCTCCATCTATATTAAAAAAGAGCTTATCATCAATTGTTTCCATATATAATGTAAGCTCTTTTAATAAAAATTCAGGTATAGGTACTTTTCTATTGCTTGAATGTGTTTTAGGATTTCCGCATATTGGGTTTCCATTGATAAAATGCAATGATTTATCTATAACCAATTCATTATTTATAATATCATTTTTCGTCAAAGCTAATGCTTCTCCTTTTCTTAATCCACATCCATATAATATATGAACAAATACCTTACTCATTGAATCACAATCAATATTTCGAACTGCTATTTTTTCTTCTTTTGTTAATGCTCTTTTTTCATTGGATTCATAGTATGGAGCTTGAATAAAAGTATATAAATTCTTATCAACAACCCCCTCTTCTTTCGCTATTTTAAATATTTGTTTAAGTGTCAATAAAATATGTTTACATGTAGCTGGATTAGAAATTCTTTTATTGATAATTTGCTGAAGATTGGAAATAGAAATATTATTCATTTCCATTTCACCAATTTCAGGAATAAGATGATTTTCAATTATATTTCTATACAGCCTCTGTGTATTATAAGATTTCATACTTTTAAATATATCAAGCCATTCTATTGAATACTCCTTAAATAACATATCATCCCTTCCTTCCATAGCCTCAGTAAATCATCGTTTCATTTACTCATCAAGAACACCTATCATAGATGGTATCTGACACACTTTTAGTTCACCATCAAATAATTCTCTATGTTCTCTTGATTCAAAATATCTTTTTGCTTTATTATAAGCATCTCTTTTTGAATCTGCCTTTACTTCAATCATTCTATCATAGAATATTGCTATATAATTTCCATCTTTAATTCTTATCACAATACATCTCTCCTTATAACAAATCCTAAGCATTGTAAATCATCTTTTATTAACTTTTATTATTTAAAGCATCTATAAGACCTTTCCCGTTCTCTATACTAGATAATTTTAATTCTACATCAGCTATCGTACTAGCAGAAACCATTTTAATAAACTCAAATGATACTTGCCCGTTATTATTCTCTGCTACTACTTCAAGTCCATGAATTAATGCTTCTAATCCAGCTTTCATACCACCTAAGAAAGCTAATTGAATATTATTATCAATTTTTTCCATGTCTACCTCCATTGAAAACTCTAGTTTCATACTTTGCATTCTCTATATTCTTTTTCAGTTAATAGTCCTTCATCGCACATATTTTCAAGCGTTCTATATACAGCATTAGCTCTCCAACTTGCATATGAAAAACCATCAAACTCTCCGATAAGTGCATCTCTGTTTTCTTCACTTTGTTTTTGTAATTTTTCTGCTAACATGAAATTACGAAAGAAATATGCTTTATACATGGCTGCTTTAACTCTAAGATTCTCAATTTCATATTCCTGAGAAACTAATTTCTCTTGAGCTTCTAATAACTGTAACCCCATATTCCCTAATGGGCTTCTTTCAATTCTGTTTCCAAAATAAGTATAATTCATAAATCACCACTCCTTAATCTACCTGGATAATCAATCTAATCTGCTTTTCACCTATACAACCAATAACAATTCCATTGTCTCCTGTGACATACATATCTGGATAACGACCAACTCTTTCAATTTCAGGTGCATCACCAGTTTCCATTTTGTCACTGAAAAAATCATATAAATCATCCTCAACAAACTCTTTTGTAATTACTTTTTCAATTTTAAATCCGTCATGACAAAATCCTGTATCTTCTGATAACCAATCAGCAATTTCTTCAAGAGCATATTCTCTATCTTCTTTTCTTTTGTATAATTCTTCTAAATCATCAGGAATAATAAGTTCTGTTGGAAGTTCATTTAATACTTCCATATCTCCGTCTGTGTCCCATTTAATATTTATTGCCTTTAACATAATTATTCCTCCATTTCCGTTGCTTCCGCACCACTACCAAAGCAAGTGTCAGGTGCGTCTTCTTCTCCAGCATAAAGTTTCTGCCTTAATATTTCCTCTGCTTCTTCTTTACTGTTTGCTTCTACTTCGTAATAATCCTCGTAGCACTCATAATATCTAACATTAAATTTTGCCATATTTATTCCTCCAATCTTAAAATGGAATTGCTATTTCTTATCTCTAATCTTATCCAACTGTTTCTTTAATTTTCCGTCATTAATTTCAACTTCATATCCTGACAGATAAGAAACAATGTCGCTTGCTCTCTTGTTGCTCCGTGTAATACATACAGGTACTCCATCAACTGCAATAACTGTCTTGTATGTACTGTTATACTGTTTTACTCTTGTCTGTGTAATTTTCATTTCCATCACCCCCTTATCATCATATTTTTAAAGTATACAAATGCCATTATCATTGTTTTATATTTCCGTGGATGTTTCATAATGTCCTCAATTTCTTTCTCAAGACCTGCTGTATCTATATCTAATTCGCTTTTTGTAAGAAAGAATCCATTCAATCCACGAAGTTCCTCATTGCCATAAGTTTCCCTAATTTCTCTTCTTATCATTTTTACTGTGTCTGTCGTAGCTTGCTCCAATAATTTTCGATCTACCATATTAATCACTCCAATCTTCTAATAACTCATACACTTCGTCTTTATTGTTATGCATATACTGATTAAACGCTTCATAATCTCCATCTTTATCAGGAAATTCTTCAATAAATCTTTCCCACATTACATCTGACACCACATTTTCATTGAATAATTTTCCCTTGTATTCAAGTTCTGCGTCTGCCCATTCTCCGTGTGAAATATATCCAATATCTTCAATTCCGCAATAGTTTGGATATTCTTTCATCGGGAAGCTTGCTGTACCATCTTTTACTACAAAATCTCTTTCTATTGTGCTTGTCATCTTCTCACCTCTTCAATTTAGATAAATCCAAAAACATTACTATTACTATCCCTTACCATTTTGTGTTATAATACTAATATAGGAGTGAGGACTTACACGGCTGCGTCACCAACCGATGCCTCTTGTGTTAGCAATTCTCTTCTATGTATTCCCATGCTTCTTCCTCAGTTGGAAAAGCATTTGGACAACCTGGTACATAGAAGTCGCCGTACATTTTGTAAGGTTTAATCACTCTAACACCTCCTCATATGTATTTATAGAAAAAGCAGAGATAATTAAATCTCTGCTTTAACTATCAATATTAAGTTATTCTCCATTGTCTCTTAATTGACCGCCATTATAACTGATAATATATTTATACATATTAATCACTCTCCCTTACAATTTTTCAAATAATCAGCTTTCTCTTTTCTATATTCTGCTTCAATTCTATCCAATCTTTTCTGTTCTTCATCACACTCTTCTTGTGATTCAAATACATCATAGTAATGTGTATCTCCATCCCAACGACATCGCACAATTTTATCTTTCTCTTCGTCTGTTAAGTGATAAACTCTGTACATTCTAATCACTCTCCTTTATACTTCGTTTCCGTCTTTATCTGTTATAAAAGCGACTTCTGATAAATAAATACTTTCAAAAGCTTGATTTTCATATTCGCCAGTTCCATTCTTTGCTATTTCTTTCGCTTCCTCTAAAGAACTCGCTTCGATTGTTTGATCAACTTGTGCTGTATAAGTTACTGTATATTTTTCCTTAATTCCTATAAACTTTTTATATCTATTATAGTTAGGTGTGTACTCAAATGACTCAGGTGTAATTTCTTGAATAATATTACTTCCCTTCTGTCCATATTCTTCTGATACAACATAAATATTCTTAGTTTCTGTGTCAAAGAAACTCTGACTTTCCGCAAAGTCCTCAAACATTACAAACCTTTTATCCTGAAACCAATTCTGATTTAACATATCCAATCACTCCTTTAAACAATCCTTGTCAACAACTGCAAACAATTTAATTTCCTCACCGACTTCGCTTTCATCAAGATCCAGATTATCGAGCAGCTCTGCAAATGACTCATCGTTGAAATTTTCCTTATATAAATACACGTCATGTACTGTTGGAGTACACCATAAATGTAATCGAATGAATTCAATCAACTCAATCCATTCGCACTCATTGCATATCCGCTTTGCGCACCTTACTAACGACTGAACAAAATCCTGTGTCATAAGTCCGTTACCTTCGAGCTTCTCAATCTGCTCGTCAGTAATCTCCTTTACGTTGCTCATACCTTTATCCATGATATAGGAAACAACCGCATTTCCCATTCGTGAATCAAATTCTTCCTCAATAATCTTTCCTATTTTTGTCTCGTAGTATGTCATATTACGCTACCTCCTAATAATCTTCATCAATACATTCATCTGCTTCGCTGTAATACTCACCATCGTATCCCTTTTCCATTAATTTCTCCCAACAATCATTACATACTAATCTAAAAGTGATTCCATGACAGTCTCTTGTGAAATTCATATCATTTCTTTCTACTTCCTTATTACATACTGGACAAATTCTAATATCTTTTTCTTCCATAATTATTGTCTCCTATTCATTGTAAGCAGTTCTTTCATTTGGAATTAAAAAAGCAGATAACATTCTCTGCTATCTGCTTAATTATTCTCTCTATTAAGTTGTATTCATTGCTTAATTTGCATCTTCCTTATAGAACGGACAATTATCTTCTCCGTTTGTATAATACTTATCCGTTTCATCCTCTGTCATATTGTCATACTGACTACATTCAGAAGTGCCTGTTAAATTATCATACAAAAAATGTTTACAGCTATTACAATTTTTCATTATGCAGCCTCCGTTCTAATTCCTCAATAGTTTCTTTGAGTGTACTATATTCTCCATTAGTTCCCTTAGATTGTACCATATTATCTGTTGTCAGTAAATTATCTTCAATAGCATAATGAAGAAATCTTCCATTAAGTAATACCTTACAAGGTTTCAACACATGTGCATATCCCTTGGAGTTTATAAACCAATACAAATTATACTGTTCATTTTTGTATATTTGATTTACATAATAACTTGTTACAGTTCCTTTTATTTTTTCCAGGGTTAATAACGCTGCACCTTTATATGGACATAACATTTATATCACTCCTTCTAAAAACATATTTTCATTTCTTTTTGTTCTGTCTTATTCGGTGTTCGCACTAACTTATTTCCATCTTTTTCTTTTACAAATAGCAGATTTTCTTTTGCCATATCATCAATAACTTTCATAATATGGTTGATTGTCTGACCGCTTCCATAATTCCGACCATCATTCAAACCAACTCTCCATAATCTGAATTGATTTGCAAGACCTCTACACACATCAAAAGCGTAAAAATATTTAGTTTTCCTTGTAGTAACGCATGTTTCAAATAATGATTTGCGTATTTCTTTGTCTCTGCTTTTCAGATATTCCTCGTATTCGTCATCAGTTATATCATAAACGGTTTCATGTAAATCAACCCATCTTAATGAAAATGTTTCTGCTTTTTCTATAGCTTCTGCGATTGACTTAATCTCATTTTTTAATACTTCGCCACTATAATTCTGTGGATGCATATACAGATGTGATTTACCTTTTGTATATGTAGCGCATACTCCATTAAATCCTGGTTCATTACATTTCCAGCCAAGACTTGTAAATAATCTATCAATTTCCTTTCCAATAGTTTCTCTTTCATCTGCTTCCCAACCACCATTCATGCCATCATATGCTGGCGTATCAATGTTAAAATATACATTTGAATATTCATTTCCATAATCTTCATCAGGATTCCAGTTATTTGTAAGTGCGTGATCTTCTCCATATTCATAGCCTAATCCATACTGATGATATTTTATACTCATAGTCATTTCCTCCTTACTGCATAGCATATTCGTATCCATGTTTTAATAATGTTTCTGTTATTTTTCGCTTAATCCAAGGCTGTAAATATCTCCATTGTGTATATGGCTTTCCATAATTGAATCGTACATAATCTGGATAACCTAATCCATTTTTAGGCGTTTCAACTTCTACATACTCACTGTAAATTCCGAAACATCCTACACCTTTTAAAAGATAGAATTTATATTCTTCTCCGTTGTATTTTCGTACAAACAATAATGTCTTTTCCATATCAATCAACCTCCGTTCTATATTTCATAATCGCTTACTGGTTCTGTATAGCCACTATCCAATTTAATTTCCGTTGTTCCATAGTCATCATAAACACTCTTTTGTGTTCCTCTTGCATGAATAATCTTTGCAAGCTGCATAATTACATATCTGCGTTCACAACCATGCTCATCATAAACTTTATGTGGATAATATAATGCTCTACCATTGCAAACTGTAAAATCATCAAACTCTTTTCCATAGAACTGTTCACAATCACTAGCATGTAAATTCCGTAATGCGTGTTCTCTAATGTACTGTTTCTCTTCATCTGTTAATTTATCTGTGTTATCTAATAATGAGAAATCAAACAAGATATTTCTCTTGCCAGTCTCAAATGAATCGACATATTCTAAGTTGTTTTCCTTTGCTGTCTTTTTAGCTGTCTTGTATAATTTATATTCTTTAATTTTCATTTTCGTTTACCTCCGCTTTATATTTCTCAAACACTTCTTCGCATCTCGCTTTGTCACTGCTCCAAAATACTAAATGCCAGGAATAAACCCATTCTCCATTTTCAAAATATTTATATTTCTCTTGGATTTCCCATCGCTTATTCCAATGACTTCCAATTCCTTCAACCATTCTGTATTTCCGTAACCGCACCATTTCATTCACTCCTTCCATTACAAAAGGCAGACACAATAATTTGTGTCTGCCTTAATATATTCTCTATTTCTAATCAATCTCATCACACTCTAAACTATCAACATCCCAATCAAGTTCATCAATCGGCTTATCCCACAATCCTTTATCATCCGCAATATAGTTCATAATCTTTGCAAAACTACTTGCTTTTACCTTTTCCATTTCCTCTGTAAATTTATAAGTCGGCTTCATAGCATCATCGGTTTCATAAATATACACATCAATTGTATTGTCACTGTTTACGAATGCTTTGATAAAACCCATCTCATTTTTATGGAAAATGAGAAACTCACATAATCTGTTATTACAATTCCAATCAAAAGGTGTGCTGTCATTACCATTCATATAATGAATAGCTCCGTTTGTATAAAGCATTTCATCTGTTACATTAGGACACATATTTCGTGCAACCTTAAAAATTCTTTCGATTTCTCTTTTAAATTCATATCCATTCATATTATTTTTCCTCCTTTGGAGTAATTAAGCTCATAAGATTGTCTCTAATATAACCACAGAAAGCATCAATACTTCCATTTCCAATTGTCCAACAACTGTCACCATCATAGTTCCAATGAATAATTACTTCATGCCCTGCTGTGATATTAGGTAAATCAACATCTTCCTTTCTCGCATATGAACTATTTGAAAGAGCTTTGAGATATACATATCTTCTGATATTCTCAATATCTCTTTCTGTTTCTGCATTGAAAATCTCTACCAGATATTCGTCAGAACATTCATCATAAATGTCATATTCAGAAGCTCCATTTTTCTTATTATCAAGTCTCTTTAACTCTTTGCTGATTGCAAACAGTGCTGATTCCTCATATTTCTTACACTCTTCTTCACTTCTAAATACAGTTCCATCCTCTGCAATGTACTCTGTTCTTACCAGTTTCTCGATTGTTTCTGTTTTTCTAATTTCGTTTACTTTCATAGTTTTAACCTCCTTTTCTTATACTATATATTGTGGTTGCTTGTTTTATATATCGCTATATCTTGTAATTATTCTACCAAGAAATTACAATTTCCTTTGCTTTATGGCTGCTGGTAAATCCAGTTTCCGTGTCTTACCTTATCACTATTTTTATTCCAAAAGCCTAATTTAACCATGCCTTTGACACTCCCTGTTCTATGTATGCAACTGCAATTAGTTGTAAATCTTTTTCCAGTTGCGTTTTCATACTTTCGTGGACTACTGTAATATGCCATATAACCACACTCCCTTATCACTCTGGCTCTTTATCAATTAAGCCTAAGTAAAACGCATCTTTTTCTCTGTTCCAAAAATGTTCTCGCAAATCAGCGAGTGTTTTAGTTCCATTTTTCAACGCTTCATAATCTGCAAGCACCATATCATCTGTGTAATTTGCATATTCACTTTTTGCAATACCAAGTCTGAATGTCTCACCTTTTCGTATCCAACCAGATCTACTTGTATTTTTAGCTATCGGATAAGCACCAATTGTATATCCGTGTAAGTCTGGATATACTTTTGTGTTTTCACTATGCCAATCTTCAAGCTGTATTTTCGTTCCATCTGATAAAACAGCCTTATCAATTATTTTCTGCATAATTCTCAACCTCCCCACTTTCTAATCTCAATACTAAATCAAGCACTTTATCTCTATACTTAATCATCTGTACTGCTTTTCTAAGAGTTTCTTTTTCTCCAAACTCATCAGGAATAATATCAATTCCATATTCAACAAGCTGCTTTGTTGCTTCAAGTAGCAATTCTCTTGACTGTGCATCAGGACAATATTCCCTTCCTCTTGGATCTGCAATTCCTGCTTTGATATATTCTGGATAGCATAAATCAATGAATCGTGGTAGTTCATTATCTAAGTCCATCATATATGTCAAATCAGGATCAAGGATGCGTTTAGGTTTACCATCTCCACCTCGCTTTTCCATCATTTCAGCAACATCTTCTGTCTCGTAAAACTCATTCTCTGCAAGAATTTTTTTCTGAATCTCTTCTGCATTTGCCTTAATGGTTTCATATAATGCTTTTGCATTAAAATAATTGCTTTTCATTTTTCCAAGTAATACTTTGTCATACTGAATCTGTGGCAACATAATCATCACACTCCTTCCTAAATTAATAGCATTCTCTTGTATTCTGGGTTCTTTTTATGCCTATCTCCAACTTTAATAAAAATTGGCTTTCCATTGTCAATGGTCACAGCTCCACAAGGATCTGTCATAAGTGGATTTTTCTTCCAACCTTCAGGCATTTCAGAAACAACCTCAAGACCTTTTTCCTTTGCAACTTCCATTACATGTTCAATTTTCTTTTCAGTTGCACTCTTGCCTGTAGCAGCTTCAAACAATTCAATACATGCCTCAATAGTTTTCTTTCTATTCTCTTCTGTATCTTCGAGTAACCAATCAAAGTTGATTACACTTCTCTTTCCGTCATCACTTAATTTTGTTGTTGGATTATAAATACCAAAACAAGCTCCTTCAGAATCATGTACATAAGTATGGCAACCAATATAGGTTTCCATTACTTTATCAGTCCAACCATTTTTATACCATGCATAAGGTAATGAATTTTTACCTCCTGGATTTTCACAATGTACAATCTCTATTGTCATTGTTTCCTGTTTTGCATTTTTACCAAGTACATGTACCCATGTGCTACCAAAATCTCTTTTTTCTATTTCATACTTCATCATACTAATCAACCTGCCTTTCTAATTAATCCAACTTTTTGTAACTGTGTCATAAGTAGCTCCATTTGCATCCTGATACTCAATATCATCTGAATACGTAAACACATAGCACTTGTGATTACTAATTGTTTTTATTTCTCTTTCACCATGCATAATTGCATATCTTTCTCTGAATCCTGCGTTATCACACATTGTACGCATTTCTTCATCTCGCTTTGGATTACCACAAGCTGTCTGAACACATCCATATAACCAACCATTCAGATAATCAATGTTGTAACAATACTGTCTCCATGAATCTGAATCATCAGTGAATACATAGAAACTCTCTCCGTCATCACCACGCTTAATCCGTGGCTTGCCAAAGTTTGCAATAAATGCCATCAGGTTGTCTTTAACAATTTCCATTTCGTTTTTTGTAAAATCATACATAATTCGTTTCCTCTCTTTCTTGTAATAAAATAGGCAGCTAGGTATTTATTCTCCTAACTGCCTTGCGTTTACTTGTTATTCCGTTCTTCCTTTTTCTTTCCTATTTCTCTAATATGCCCACACATTTCATCCGAAACGCCATACTGTTTCAACCGTTTTGCCAAGCGTTCATAATACGGTAAGTCGTTCCATCGTGGTTTATTTTTAGCCATTTCTCTTCACTCCTTTCCAAGAAATCTTAGTTTACTTTGCTGTTATAACAAGTATGTACACCATCTCTGCACATTACTTGTAAAACTATTGCATCTTCATACTCTATTCTGCTTATAACATATAAATAATCCATTTTGCCTACCATTCCTTTCTAAAGAAATGCGAATTTCTTACTCTGCCTTATACGGTTCACATTTTTTCTTCCATGCTGTAATTTCCACCTTGACTTCACAATCATCTAATGACCAATACCATTTTTCATCGTTTCTATAAGCAAATGCTTCGCAATGTGGTGCATGGTCGTTATATCCAATAAATGTCACTTGCACATCTTCCATATCATCTGGGAAAATACCCGAACTAACAGGAATCCAATTATTATTTTCCATTTCTCTTACCTCCATTCCAAGGAAACACGCATTTAGTTTGTGTTCACTTCTTCAAAATAATCTGGTGTACATGAATATTCGACACCTACAATTCCTTTTGTACCCATATTTGTTTCAACTGTATATGTTCCGTCATGATGCTTAATTGCCCCATATACTTTACCAGTCGTCCAAACCGTAGCAAAATCATCATTGCCGGTTAAATCTTCTTCATAATCCTTTATACATCTTAACCATCTTTTATATTTCATTTCTCTTACCTCCAATTCATAAGCAACACACATTTTAATTTCAAATACTCATTGTTCCATCAAAATAATCGTTCAAACCTTCGAAATAATCTTCGTTCGACTGTTCCTGATGAACAAATCCCTGTTCACACTGTTCTTCATAAGCTGCCTTCTGTGTCTCTTTATAAATAATTTCATCAATTCTATTCATTTTCTCTTACCTCCAATTCTAAGGGAACACGTATTTACTGTTCTATAATCAGCTTTCCGTAATATGTGTAATCTAATAAAACAGCATCGACATTTTTCTTTGCCTTATACTTTTCAAATAACTCCTTTGCTATAACATCCAGTCTATCAGAATTACCTTTGTAATCCATTAATATTGATTTAGGCATATTCCATTCTTTGTTGCTTACTACAATAATCATTGCTCTTTCCATTTTTTCATCTCCTTATGAAATATCCATTTACTATAACTTTAACGCTGTATTTTTATCACTCCTTTAATCCATGTTCTCTTATCAATCTCCGTACAAGCCCTCCGTTTATATCTCCATGCACAGGAATTGATACGCTATCCGTGATCGTCTTTTCCCAGACTTCATGACCGCCTTTTGAACGGTCATGCTTAAATCCATTTGCCTTTAGAATGTCTGTAAAATCTTTATATGGTATTGGTGGTAGTCGTCCTGACATATTCATCACTCCTTTGCTTTCACCTATTCTCTTAAATTGCCTTTTTAATCGGCATAACTCTTGTTCCAACAACTTCTCTTGACTGTTCAAGTCCAAGATTTTCAACAATTAAATCTTCTACAAAAAGCGAAACGGCTGTTTTCATATCAAGCATTGGATACTTTACAACTGCATTTGCTTTTAAGGTAACAGGGTTTATTTTTCTAAATCCCCTGATTAAATACTCTTTCGTCTCTTCCCTATTGTTTGCATAAAGTTTATATGCATCTCTTAAAGCCCTCATAACATAGGTAGAATATCCGTTTGGCTTTCGGTCAAAACCAGCTCCACGACATATATCAAATACATATCTCGCACAATCTCCATTGTCGATTTTGCAAAGATTAAGCGTTACTGTGCACGAACCAAGAACCGATGCTTCTCTCATTCCCTGATTCACTACATACTCAAAACCGTATTCCATTCTTAATTTCTCTAACATTTCCGTTGCAGGATCATGCAGCACCATCATTGCTCCATGTTTCTGTATCGGCGTGAGATCCTTTACCTGTGCATTCTGATACGCATATAATTCGGCTTCAAATGCCAATCTTTCATTTGGGTTTGTTGGCGCAGTAAATATAACCTGTACTTCAAGGTCTTTATATCTCTTCTTATCTACAAGCTGGCTTGCAATCCAGCGACCATAACCATCTACTATATATACTTTGTCTTCTTCCCAATGTGGCACACCTAATAATGGCATTAACTTGCGCTCATCCCAATTCCGTACAAGATACTGTAAATCTCTTTCCGTTCTTTCATCCGTCTGATAGCGTGTGTCAATTTCCATTAACTCAACTGGTATACTTATGATAGCGATTTTCTTATTCTGATCTGTATATGCCTTTGTAAGTCCTTCTAACTTATCTACGCTTCCCTTTGACTTTCTACCTGTTACTACCTCAAACATTCTACACATAATATTCACCTTTACCTTTCGTATTAATAATTTTTTTGTATAAAAATAACGGCTTGCTTTCGCTCGCCGTTACTATAATTCAACTATTATTTTCTTCTTTGAAAACAATTCTCTTTGAATTTCTCTTTGTTTAGCCATTTCATCCTTGATATATAATTTACCTTTCTTATATATGTATGGCGAAATTTTCACTCTATTTGGAATACTTAGCATTTATATCACCTCTTTTTATACTTTCTGAAATACACCAGATTTGAGCATGTCTGCCTTCCAACACTCATAATCTGGATATTCTGTTTTATCAACCATATCTCTGTAGACTTCGTGCATCTGTTTTTCTGTGAACATTCTGCCTTTTAATGGTTCTTCGTATGTTATATATTTTGGCATACAATCATCTCCCTTCTATACATTCAGTATTATTCTGTCTTCGCATAATACATATACAAGAAATGGCAAAAACAAAGTCATATATGCCCATGCCTGATATATAATCCCTATCGTAGTTACAACTGTAATCAGTACAAGTGCGATTGCCTTTTGTTTCCATAACCGTTTCTTGTATTGTTTACTATTTTTCTTTGCCTTTGTTCTACGTATCAACTCTCTCTTTGCTTCAGAGAGTGTATATAACTCTTGCTCATCTTCTATGTAGTTATAGTTATTTGCTACCATTTGCATTGCCTCCTATATTGCCATTATCATTGGTACTATCATTGAATGTGCCTTGTCATATCTCCATATATCTTCGTTTACGTTGTTTGGTACGGACATATTCTCTACATTCCGTACTATTTCCTTTGCCTTTGCAGTATTTAAGCAAAAATCATTTGCCAACTGCATAATTTCTATTCCCCATGTCGCCATAATGCATACCTCCTAAAATCCTTCTATATTTAATGTTTCTCTTTCTATTGCTAGTCTGTAACGTGTAGCTTCACATTCACTATCAAATGTGGCTATCTTATTTCCATATTTGACTGTGAACTTTTCATGTCCACGGTTATCTATCCAACGTTTTACTGTCATTTACTTATTCTCCTTTCTGAATTGTAAACGAGCTGTATTTTGTCTTTACAATCTCGTCATCATATATATTTGCAGTTCCGTTGTCTGACATAATCAGAGAGCAAGTGTCACCAATTTGCCAATCTTCACATCCTGTAAATGCCCAGATAGTTCCATTTCCATCTTCAACTTCAACTGTATCTGTACTGTATTCAACAGATGATACAACTGTGGTGAGTGGGTAATGGTTTACTTTTGGCGTTGTATTTGCCTCAATATTAAAAAGTATGACGGACATTATTACACCTGTACTTATTCCTGCAAAAAAGGTAAATATAACTATAAGTGTTCTACTTTTCATTCTTGCCTCCATTAAAAATAGTCTGCCTTGTGCAAGCAGACTTGTAACTTGTATGAGTTTCATGATATAATCATGATTAAGCACAAACTCATTTGTGTTGATACATCACTGTTCTAGGCAGACTGTCGCAACCAGTTTGCCTTTTTATTATGTAATATTCTACATCTGCCTTTTAAATCTGCATCCGTAGCTATGTGGGTTATAACCGAACCCACTATCCGTACACAAATTCATATTGCAGACAAAAACTGATTATGTCGCCATTCGGAATCTGCCTTTGTAAAATCATAGGTACATCTTATTGATCTTCCAATTTTGTCTATGGTTTCCGTTACAAAACCGTTGTTACACGGATATGTCGTGATTACATAACCATGTTTAAGTGTACGTGTTGCCATTATTATTTTGCCTCCTTTGCATAATCTATGGTGAATCCCTCATGTTCTGCTTTGCGAATATCCTCCACAGACATCCTTGTTGTGCCTATTAAGACACCGTTTAATTTGATTGTTACCTTTGCCATTTTAATCAACTCTCCTTTACTTTATTTTTTTGTGCTAATAGTATGCACTAAAAAAGACAGAACATTTTTGCTCTGCCTTTTGTACTGGACACTATTTGATTTTTGGGTATAAAAATAGCACCCATTTGCATTTTCGCTTTTGGGTGCTATTTGTTACATACTCTTCATATTGGCATAATTAGTCCTCTTTCTTTAAATATTCTAGTTGCCTTTGTAATTCTGCAATTTTAGCTTCTATTTTGCGTTGTTCAAGGACAGATTCATTTTCTATCCACTCCATAATGTCCCCTGGTTGGACATGTAAAAATGCGCAAATCTTGTCTATTGTTTCTGTATTAACTGGTCTGTTTTTCTGGAATTTTGCCACCAATGTTGGACTTAATCCCAATTCTTTTTGCAAATCAATATATTTTAAACCATGCAACTTTAAGTAGTCACCAAGTTTATTATATATTATCATCAAATCACCTCCAATTTTTAGTGACTACATTTTAACATAGTTGTTGTGTTTTTTCAATTGACTTTGTATATTTGATATGATAATATTGTTCTTGAAAGGGAAGGGTGCTAACCTTCCCAAATTATGTAAGAACAGGACTTACTTATTTGTTATCATCATGCCAATCTTGCCAAATTGCCAGTAGTAATATTACTACTATGATAACATCAAGAACACATTTAAGCACAATATCACCTCCTTTCATGATGTGATACAAACTCACTATTTTGTAGTGAGTTTATTTTTTTCAGGTGCAACATATACGTACTTGTACATATCGGTCTTGAGTGCGTTCTTGTCCTTCATAAGCTGAACAAGGGCACGCATAAAGCTATTCTTGAATGTGGTTTTAGCCTTGTAAGATAAGGCATTGCCAGTTTTGAATAACTGTTTATTGCTACTGTTTTTATAGCCTACAGCAACAGTCATAAAACTAATAAGTGTAGGTGTAGCTTCAATTTTCTGAGCAGAAAACCATTCTTTTATAGCCTTTTTGAACTCTTCCTCTGATGTGGTGTAGGCAGTGTAAAGTTTATCTGTAATAAGTTCATAGCATGACTTAATACGTTCATCATAATCTTTTTTAAATGTATCATACTGTGTCTGATACTTTTCTACATCTGCTAAATACATAGCTTGAGCCTCAGCATCATCCTTCTTAAGTTCTGCCCACTCCTGACTAATCCGTAAGTTATTCTGAAGAATGAGTTTCTTATCTGCCATCTCATTGATTGCAACCCAAAACTTTGCCATGGTTGCGGTAAATTCCTTGCTTGAGGTCATAAACTGAACCTTTACAGATGTTGTGTTAATAGTAGCCTTATTATTGTTTTTCTTATTTGTTGTCATAATGAACAACCTCCTTCTTAAAATATAATTATAGTTATAGTGTTATTTTTAGGCTTATGCCTGATACATTTATGTAGGTGTCGAACCTATCACATACCCATAGTTCTTGTGTGCTCATAAATGTAGCCCTAATCCTGTGGTGATTTTCTCAATACCCCAACGGGGACACCCTCCTCTCAAGGGTTTGCACAGTTTCAACGGCTATAAAATAATTGTATATTTTCACAGTTCAGATAGGTCTTCGGTCATTTTCCTGTTGTTGCTATATACACCCCTGTGGAGGTTATACCCATATCCTTCTTTTAATCCTTTTGGTGTGGTGTAGAGAAACCACTCTATAGCAACCATGTGTTCTATCATAGTTTAGATTTTACAATTATTTAATGTATGTTATCCAACATTCATTTTTTTCTTGTCAAGGTAGGTTTTTTTGCACTCATTCCACGGATGGAATTTGTACGGTTTTGTAAATGTTCACGGATGAACTTTTACAAATTGCTAATATTTTGTGGACTTGTTCACTGAATTGTGATAGAATAAAGAAACTGAAGGCTTTATTCTAAAGTCCTTTGCGGTGTGGGTGTTGGTAGCACTTGCACCGCTTTTTTATTAGCTTGACTGTATATTACTACTTTTTAATGTAGTTGTCAACAACTTTTTTCATCTTTTTTCAAGAACTGAAAATTGATGAAGTGAAATAACTTGTTGATTGACTGTAACTGTATGATACTACACCATAGTATAGTTGTCAACAACTTTTTTAAAGTTTTTTGAAATAGATTTTATCTATTGTTTTATGGGTTCTATAATTTTAAACTATGATAATATTTTGTATTACTTTAAATAATACAGAATGTTAAAAATACGATAACCAATAATATATAATCTATATATCATAATATCAATATTACATTATGTAGTATTCAAAACTATATCCACGGTAAAATGTAAAAAAACCGTGGTTTTAAGGGTGTAGGGGGTAGCAAAAACTAAAAGAAGCCTTATATTTCCTGGAATTACAATAAGCTGATTCATCTACACACCAACTTTAAAATCCAATCTCTCCAAATCTCCCAATCCCCTAACAAAATCAACCCAAAATCCAATTTCATCCATCAAACACCCTTTATCGTATCCCATATCGTCAAACACCACGAAAATCAACAAAAAACCACCCAACAGTTTCAAAAATCTAAACTCAATTTCATCCAAAACCACACTCATCAATCCTAGTTTCTTCCTTATTAATAAGCACTTTTTACGATACGCATTTTTCTATCCAACTTACGCTATATGTCCTACCAGCTAACACCTATCTACTAGGGGGTGCATTAAAACTATCACACTATCCTCTCTCCAAACGACCTATATCATCAAATTTAACCCTAAAATTCAATCTAGCTCTTTACCCTACCAATTTACCGACCAAGCCATCAAAATTAAAATTCACCCTTAAAATCATCAATTTACTCCACAGATTTTATATAACAAACTCAATATACAACAATAAAAATAGTCCCTATGATTAGGGACGGTATTTTCGCAGCATAGCAAGAAAATAATTTTGGGTAAATACATAATTCTATCTGTAAAAAATCATCAAACAGAGAATATATAAGCAAGAAACCTCCAATATTCAGAAGAAAGGAAAATTTGATAATTGATTGATATTACTTTAACCACAATGTCACTTACATACAATCATTGGACTTACAACACGATTTTCGATGTAAATTTGAAAGATAACCTATCAGGCGACCAATTTATCATCTAATAATCAAAATCAAAAATAGGTGTCATTTTCGTTAATTTAATCCCACAGATACAGAAAGGAATATTTCATGAATAAAAATATATATGCAATTGCACTCGTTAAAAAAGAAATATTACATAATAAATATTTTATCCTGGTACATGCTACAACAGTAAAAGAAGCTTATGAATTTGTTATTGTACAATTCAAGAAAAATCCTCAATATAAAAAATACAAATTTGACAATGCTAATAAATTATATTTTATTGTGCCTGAAACAGAGAATAATAAAGATATAATAACCAATTACCCATTATCAATAAATTTATTAGATGAAGTATTAAGTATGTTATGCAGAAAGGAATAATTATGAATAATTTTGATCAGGAAATACCAAAGTACAGAAAAAACACAGGAAGTAACATATCCAAAGTTAAAAAGAAATCAAAACACAAATATCAATATGAAGAATGTATTATCAGATATAAATTTTCTTTTATGGGAAAGGATAATCTTACTACACAATTACTTAGCTACTGTTCTATTTGCGGCAAGATAGGTGATAGATTCAGTGAAGAAAAAAGTATTGTAGATGACAAAACTATTTATAAACAATTACCTAATGGATGGAAATATACAACTCACATGTCTGGTAAAGAAATATATGAACAGTACCATGATAGATTGCCAGTCTTCAATACTGAATTTAGTGATAAATATGTGAATCTTAATCAGAGAGAAAATGAGTAATGACAAGAGAATATATAGACAAATATTAAGACAGTAATTTGAATAAGCAATCAATAACAATCGAACCGATTTTTAAAGAGTAATTTATGAACGTAGTGAATAAATTACGAATAGTCTGTCTTATTAAATAAGTTATATATCTTCTTTCAGTTCGGCAAAGTAGGTTTCACCCCCTACCAATTTTAAAAATTAAACAAACAAGTGGGGGTTCAGACCTACTTTACTGAACGCTCGTAAATTTATTTCTCACTTAATCTCAAATGGAGAATAAATAAATATCACATATAAAGGAGGAATTTTTATTGCAACAGAAAACAGAATACTTTACTCGTTTTCCAAATGACTATATTCAAGGAAACATCAAAACTAAATATGGGGTTAGTCGAAAATTCTATATTACATACATTCTTATTGATAAATATAGATCATATGAGGATTATAGTTGGATTACGCTTAGAAAGGTTTTAAATTTTTACGGATATAAAACACATAAACGTAGACCAAAAGCAGTTCAAGAAATTCTTGATGTATTGGAATATATGATTAACAACAAAATGATTGAAGTTCAACAGGATCTTGACACGCTTGGATATGATACTGGCATTGAAATTAAAATCATTCCTGAAAATTTTGATGTTGTTGATAAGTTCTCAAAAATCACATCTTCTCAGCTTGATTTTATTATGATGAGTGAATCAAGTATCAATAAAGAGAATATACTAATGGCTTTTCTCTATATTAATTCATATATCTTCATTCGTCCTAAAAATAAAGATAATGAAGAATCTACGTATAATCCTGAAACTAAACCAGAAGCTTTTTGGCGAAGTATAGAATCTATGTCAAAAGAACTCGCTATGTCAAAGGACACAATCAATCAATGTATTCAATATCTCACCTCTTCTATAGGTGACAAAGAACCACTTTTAATCAAAAAAGAAGTTGGCAGTGTTCAGCCTGATCCAAAGAAACCACCGCAGAATGTACCAAATATATATGTACTTAATAAAGAAGGGTATGAGCAAGAAATTGAATGGGCTATTACTAAGATGTTGGAAATCTATAATGTAGACTCATTTGGAGAAATGAAAAGTGGAAATAAAGCATGATTAAAACAGAGAATAAACATACGACACAAATAAACGCAACACTACAAAGGAGCGATGCGAATGAACAAAAATAATTTTAAAATCAGAAGGAGAACAAAAACACATGACAAATTACATAGGAAATTACGACCATCATAACACATTTGGAGGAAATATTTATGCTTCAGATTTTGATATGAGTTACGTTGGTACAAGAAATATTGCTGGCAGAATAATGTCAGATTGGAAATTTGATAGAGATTGTCGAAATAATATAAAAGATAAGAAAACAAAGGAGAACACACAGAATGCTTAGATATGAGAATTTTTCAAACATAGGGATAGAGACAAGCTTACATAACGGCTACTCAATAGTTGGATTTGCACTTTGGGATAAGGCTTTAGGTCAGTACACAGCGAATTTTTATATTAAAGATGACCAGGTTAATCATCTCGATCTCATGGAAGACCACTCTTCTATCATTATTAAAACAGATGCACAGAATATAAGGAATGATCTTAATAAGTATATTAACGAGAATTTTGAGGCTGGTAAATTTAATTATTATATCAAAAGGGTTAAGTATGAGTTGAACTGTTTCGACTATGGTGATGATCTGCTAGGTGGTATAGATGAGTAGATTGAGTAGAGCTGATATGAGATATTTTCAGAAAGCTCATCAAGCCGCCGAAATATCTGATTATAAAAGGACTCATGTAGGGTGTGTTGCAGTATATCAAGGAAATATTATTGGAATAGCCTGTAACACAAATAAAACACATCCTATGCAGAAATATTACAATAGATATAAATATCATCCACAGACTTCTTATTTTTATCCTAAACTTCATGCAGAGATTAATTGTATCTCTTCTATCCGACATCTGGATATAAATTTTTCAAAGGTAAAGTTATATGTATATAGGATTCGTTGTGATCAGGAACATGGAATTGCTCGCCCATGTCCTAGTTGTATGGCTACAATTAAGGATTTAGGAATAAGGCATATATACTATACGACAAATGATGGATATGCATATGAAGAAGTAGAGAATAATAGATTGGAGGAAATTATATGAGTAAATGTTGCGAATATTGTGGCGTAACTGGAAATGATCATGTTTCTGGTTGTCCTAATTGTAAAACGCCATTCTCGGCATATAAATGTGAGTTATGTGGAGAAGAAATTTATGATGATGAAAAATATATAAGTAAATATTTGAATGTTGGTGGTAACAAGTATGTTCACTATGAATGTGCTATGGAAGATCCTGAATGGTTAATAAAATTTTTGGGCGTAGATATTGAGACTATGAGGGATTGTGAGTATTAGAATTTGGAGGATTTTATGTTAAGTAAAGAACAATTTATAAATGCGATTAATGAAGTTCGTGCGGTATCTAAATATCAGAGAGGACTTAATAATTTTTTTAGAAAAAATGGAGTTGAGGGTTATATATTTCAACCAGACTGTACGGCAACAGTAATTAATATATTACATATTATTATGGGAGAAAAAGACAAGGATGAATGGATTAGTTACTTCTGCTTTGAACTTGATTACGGTGAAAAATGGAAAGCAGGAACAATCAAAGATGAAAATGACAATGATATAGTGCTCCAAACTGCCGAAAATTTATATGAACTACTTATGAGAGAATAGAGGTGAACTGACATAGGTAATTATGGTTTAAAAATAAAAAATATAGAAGCTAGTACCCTATTTGAATATAATATTGGAGTTAGAGATCATTATGAGTACAAAGATGCGTTGTTTGTAAACAGTTTATTTAAAGACTATTTGATGGAAAATGGACTGGATACATGGAAAGATAAATCTACAAGAGATATAATTTGTTTAGAATTTAATTATGGTTCACGTACATATAGACAGGAACTTGATCATTTATACAAGGTTGCTTTGAGTTCAAGAAAAGAATATGTTAGGGCTTTATCGAGAAGGGACTCTTATGCTATTCAAAAAACCAAGGATAAGTGTAATAAAATAACTGAACTATTAGAAATAGCAAGAAGAAATAAATTTAAGTATTGTGGACTAGCCAAAGAGGAACTTCGTACAAAATTTTATAATGAAGGAGTTAATGTAGAATATATTTTCAGAAAACATAATGGTGAAATAAGGAAAAGAGAAACCCTTCATTACAAGATGCTTTATAGAAGTACAGGTAAAGCAAAAAAAGGATCTTGTATGTTTATCATTGATAAATTATATGATAAAGCAATTAATTTTTTACATATGGGCATTAAAATCCCTGAAAAAAATGCTCCAATCGTGGAACTTAGTGCTTATGCTCCTCTTATATCAAGTGGAATTGTAGGAAAGGTTAGAATAAATCCACGTAATATTTTAGTTTTAAAAGACGTAGAAAGATTTTTTAAAACAAATATTATTAGTATTGAAACTGACGATGAAAAACACTGCACAGCTAATCACATTGATAATTATCAGTTAAAAAATACATTGTTTGATGGTCAGGCATTGATAGACAGTAGTATTTTCCCTGAATGGGGGCATGGTTATATATTATTAAGACATCATTTTACCAAGATGGCTGCTTTTAATACAAATATCCAAAAATTCTTCAAAGATTATTTTGGTGATGGGTACTCTTCTGCTATCGTTAAGGATATGTGGGGAAATGAACATTATGTGAAAGATATTGAACTTATTACAACAGATAACGCAATAAAATGGAATAAATTTTCAGTCCCTTATGAATATTGGTGTGACTGGGTAGAGAAAAATGATTGTCAATTTGGCATTGTAAAAACTGCTCACGAAAGCAAACTTGGTAATGTGCAAAAAATGAGTTATCAGATGGTCAATTCTCTTAATGAAGAGATAATGGAGAATGTTGTAAAAGAAAGCGTTGAATATGTAGAGAGATTAAAAACAGATAACGATTTCTTTCTTGAATATTTAAAGAAGAATTCAAATTTTTCTAATGATTTTGAAGTATTAATTGCTCTATGTGAACATAATAAAGAATTTTATCGAAGTTCATATTTCAGAGAGAGAAAAAAGAAAATTATTGAAACTTACGTCTTGAATGTGAAAACAGGAAAAATAATTCAAAATGCTGATAATTTAACTGTTGTCGGATCTCCTTTTGCAATGTTGTTATACGCTGCAACGGGAACAGAGGATTCAGTGGATAATGATACAACATTTTATCACGAAGATGGAACGATTCAATGTTATACAAGACGTTTTGATAATAATGAACATCTTGCATTCTTCAGAAGTCCATTTAACAGTAAGAATAATTTGTTGTATTTACATAATCATTATGATGATAGATTAGAGAAATACTTTAATTTTAGTAATAATATAATTGCAATAAATATGATTGGAACAGATGCTCAAGATCGAGCTAATGGTATGGATATGGATTCAGATTTCGGCTATACAACGAATCAGATTGATATAGTAGAACACGCAAGAAAATGTTATGTTGATTATCCAACTATAGTTAATAATATTCCAAAAGAGTCAAATCATTATAATAATACTATGGATGACTATGCACTGGTTGATAATCTTCTGTCGAAGAGTCAGACAGACATTGGTGAATCAAGTAATCTTGCACAGATTGCTCAGACATACGCTAGTTCTTTTCCTCAAGAGACAAGGTATGATGATTATGTATCTATTTTATCCGTACTTGCGCAGGTTGCTATAGATAGTAGTAAGCGTAGATTTGATACAGATGTCGCAGTAGAGATAAAAAAAATTAAAGATAATATGAATATAGAAAAGAATAAATATCCTATCTTCTGGAAATTGTTAAAGAAAAATATAAATAAAGAAAATATAAATGATAAGCTTACTTGCCCAATGAATTATATTTACAATTTGAATATTTCTAAACATAGAAATAAAACTTCTACTTTACCAATGTCAGAATTTTTCATTTCACACCCACTTGAGAAAGATAAAAAGCAATGTAAAAAGGTTGAAGAGTTAATTAGTAATTATTCGTTAGGTATGTTAGATTATCATATTGATAACAATATCTATGATTATTCTTCTCATTTGTTGTTACGAAGTGATTTTGATGAATTGTTGGATAATATAAGTAAGACTTATATTTCTACAAATTACTCTGGATTAATGTCGTGGCTAATCAATAGAGCTTTTAAGATTACTCCAAAACTAGTAGAAAAAACAACTAAAATAAAATCTAAGACTTCAAAGAATAAACCATTACTTATGAAGATACTTTATCAGGTTAGTCCACGATCATTTCTTAATTGTTTTAAGGAAAAATAATTTTCAACCCCCACTGAAGAGTTTTTATCTCTTGTAATCCCTTATTTTATCTTGTTTTTTTGATTTGTAGTTAAGTACATAAATGATAGAGAAAGTGAGAAATTTTGTAACAAGTATCTATAACCGCTTGTGTCCAATGCGGAATATAAATAGGGGAACATGTTTTGACATATTTTTATAGCCGAGCCACAGGCTTTGTATGTGGCTACGTTCTAATATATAAATAATAACTTCGATTATCAATATTGTTTACGCAATATTGGATATCTTCGTATATAAACGGAGAATAAATAATTAAGTCTATAGGACAATAATTACATCTATATGTATATGACGTCTAACACATAGCTATAAATCATTGCTGTGACGCTATGTGAAAAACTTGTATGTGGTGCGCCAAACCAGTTTTAGTACAGCAAGCGAAACTGTACCATATACAATTCTGTGGAAGATATATGAACTCATGTCTATGGGTGATGAGTGAAGGCGTTTTCAAGCAGAATAAAACATATCATGATTTCTTTGGCGGTAGTTGTACTTTCTTTCTGAAGGCACGACTACTGCTATCTTTGGGAATTAGTTCAGTTTGGTAGAACGCATGATTTGGGATCATGAGGTCACGAGTTCGAATCTCGTATTTCCATTTGCGGTAAGGTGTAAAGGTGCATGTTGGGTTCATACCCCAAAGGGTCTGTTCGAGTCAGAGTCACGCTACTCTTCCACTTTTCTTCATTTGTGGATGAAACTAAAACAGGAAGGTGGTTTTTACAATCGCAAGAAAAGCGAAACTAAAAGATGATGGAATCTTATTTTGTGGTAATAATGCAAAAGGTGTTACTGGATCAATGATTTATATAAGATTTGCAAATAAACAAATTTTACTTGAATGTGGCTTATTACAGGATAATTCATATTTGGCAGCTTATAAAGCAAATTCAGAAAAATTTAAATTTAAGCCTGATGAACTGGATTACGTGTTTGTTGGACATTCGCACATTGATCATATCGGATTATTGCCCCGTCTTATCAAAGAAGGATTTCATGGAAAAATAATTATGACATATCCTTCTTCGGTTATGTCGAAATATTTATTACTTAATTGTGCTTTTATTGTAAATGATGAGGCACGAGTTTTATCAAAAAGATATAATAGAGAATACGAACCACTATATACTGAAGAAGACGTGTATAAAACACTGGACTATATTCATGTATATAATGAGTATAATCATGTTTACAAATTAGATGATGTGGTTAGTTTTCAATGGTTTAAAAATTCTCATTGTGTAGGAGCTACACAGTTACAGCTTATTTTAAATGATGGAATAAAAACAAAGAAAATTCTATATACTTCTGACATTGGAGCGTTAAATACTAAAAATCATTATGTTGAAAATACAGAAATCCCAGCTACCTTTTCTGATATATCAATCATGGAGTCAACTTACGGTTTAAATACTAGAACTATAAAGAAAACTCGTGAATTCGATGTTGAACATTTGCGAGTTGCTATAGAAACTGTACTAGAAAGACAAGGTTCTATTATTCTTCCAGCGTTTTCATTTTCACGATCTCAGGAATTATTGACAACACTATATCTCCTATTTGGAGAAAATGAAGATTTTCAAACAGATATAGTCGTTGATTCGATGCTAACTTGTGATATATGCCAAGCTTACGAAGATATTCTTGATTCAGATTTTCATGAGTTATGGGCAAAAGTGTATAATTGGAAAAATGTAAAATATGTGCGTGAAAAGGTAGAATCGAAGGCATGGGTAAATGACTCTATACCTAAAATTGTAATCTCAAGTAGTGGTTTTTGCACGAATGGGAGGATATTATCTTATCTTGATAAGTATTTACGTGATGTCAATTCTATGATTTGTTTCTCTGGATTTGTAGGAACAGATGATTCTTATTTGTCATATAGAATAAAAAATGGCAAAGCCCATAAAACAATCAATATAAATAAAGTTCCTGTACCTAATAGAGCAGATTGCATAACGATGAGCACGTTCAGTTCCCATGCTAATTTTGATGACTTATTAAAATTTGGCAGTAACTTGAATACAAATCAGCTTATCTTGGTACATGGATCTACAGAAGCAAAAAATTGTTTGAAAGAGCATTTACGAGAAGAAATATCTAAGAATGATAAGTGTTATAAGGTAAAATGTTCTGAGAAAGATATGATTATACCATTATAGGAGGTGTCAATTATAGAAGAATTACTATTTGAAATTAACAAAGATGATGACATATATAACGAAATTATAAAGAATCATCTCAATGATAGAAGAATTATTATCAATCAGGAAATAACTGATGACTTATTAGAGAATGTATGTCTTATGATTCTCAAATGGAATTCAGAAGATAAAAATCTTCCAGTAGATAAGCGTAAGAAAATAATAGTGATGGTGGAGACTGCGTACTTGGTACTCAAATATTGAGTCAGATAACATATTCAAAAACACCTGTGGTTACAGTTGGTTTTGCAAAGTGTGCATCTATGGCTAGTTATATTCTTGCTGCTGGACATATTCGCTACTGTTTTCCAAATACAATCGTCCTCTACCATGATGGACAGACAGGCTATGTATCTAGCGGAAACAAGGGTAAGGATATCCAGAAGTTTTACGATAAGCTTGATGAACGTATGACAAAGTTTATGATAGAACACACTGATATGACTGCTGATTTTATTGAAGAAATCAAGGACAGAGAATATTATATGTTTTCTGAAGAAGCAAAAGAACGCCATATAGTTGATAAGATAATTGGCATAGATTGTGATATAGATGAAATAATTTAAGGAGAGCAGTGTGCTCTCCTATTTTAGTTGATAAGGAGATAAAAGGAAAATGGCAAATAGTAAGTTAAAGTTTACAAGAACAACAACAGATAAATTAACAATTAAGGCAGGTACACTTTCAGAGGATTGCTCTACTATTACATATGAAGACGAGAATGATAGTGAACAGGATATAAAAATATCTGACCTTCTTGCAGCATTCAAGAATCAGGTGATTGATTTTACGGTTGCGCTCAAGACCGATGAGAATCTTGATGTAATCACTGAAGATGAGTAGGGAGTTGGTGATTGATTGTTTAATTTTGAAGAAGAATTAGCAAAATACGGATTAAATCAAGAGAAATATGAGCAACTTTTACAGGATTGCTCAAATAAGGTTCAACATATTTCAGATGATGATTGGTCGGAAATTTGCGCAAGGTATGGACTTGAATTTAATCCTGATACGATTCGTAAAGGGTCTCAGCCACCACTTATAGGATCTGCTTTTGTATCTGAATATTATAAGTGGAAAAATAGCATGGATAATTCTGATGGCAAGGATGATTCTTATTTTAAGGAGTTACAGATTCAGAAGGATGAACTGTATAAAGAGCGTAAACGTTTGTCTGATCAACGAAGAGAATATAACAGAGAGCTTATATTTGATGCTCGTTCAGAGCATTTAATGGATAGACTTGTTGATGTTGCCAATAGATTAAATGAAGAAAAGCCATTGATATTCAATGAAAGATGGTTTAAACCAAATATTCATAAAGAGGCGATCATGTTTTGGTCTGATTGGCACTATGGAATGGTTACGGATAATATTTGGAACAAATACAATACTGATATTTGCAAGAGGCGTATAAAAGCTTTTGTGGAAATGTCAAAAGAATTTATTCGTTTAAATAATGTTGATGTACTTAATATTGTGATGCTTGGAGATGCATCACATGGAGCAATTCATACGACTTGTAGAATTGCATCTGAAGAAAAAGCTTGCGATCAGTTGATGCATGTTGCTGAAATTATGGCTGAAGCAATCAATGATTTATCTAACGAAGTAAATCATGTGGTTTTGCATTCTTGTTATGGTAATCATATGAGAACTATACAAAATAAAAGTGAATCCATTCATTCAGATAATATGGAAAAAATCATCCCTTGGTGGATTGAACAGCGTTTACAAAACAATTCAAAGGTAGAGATCTTATATTCTGAATATAAGGAATTCACAAAATTGAATGTACTTGGAAAAAATATCTGTTGCGTACACGGTGACTTGGAAAAGAACTTCAAAGATATCGGAGTTACACTTAATACGATCTTCTCTCGTAAATTTGGTGAAACAATTGATTATACGGTATCAGGTGACAAACATCATCTTGAAGAGTTTGAGCGATTTGATATTGAAAGCATATTGATTAGGTCATTATGTGGTGCAGACGACTATTCAAATGATAGTAGATTGTATTCTCGTCCAGGGCAAACATTAATGATATTTAATGATGTGTATGGCAGAGAAGCAACATATAATATTCCATTAGATTTTATTAGTTAAAAACACTAATTTTACGACAAAGTAGACTATGTACGGAGATGCATAGTTTTTAATATTGAGACAAGTGACTGTGAGCATAGGACTACTCTTCTACTTTTGGGTAGTCCGACTTGCATAGCATCGTAGAGTCACTGCTGCGATGTAAATAGACCTGAACCCAACAGGCAATTAATAAATGGGAATAACTTCGGTTTTTGGGCTGATGAAGCCACATATGAGGGAGTGGACTCATCGAGCTGCTACCCTCTTTTGTTATTCGGCAAATTTATAGAAGTGCCGAAATTAGTTGAAAACTATTATTAATTGAGAAAAAAGGAGAAATAAAATTATGACAAAAGACGTAATGATTAGAGAAGTTACAGATAGAGCTACAGATATTTTCAATATAGATGTTGATGAGAATCATCCAAAGAAGAAATTTACTCAGAAGGAAATTACCTCTGTATTAAGAGCATTTGCAGATTGTGTTATTGACAATGTTACTGAAGACAAGACAGAGAAGATTCCTCTTCCTGGTGTTGGTAATTTCACCGCAAAGCATGTCGCAGAGAAGTCTGGTACTGTTCAGCTTGGGGATAATAAGGGTTCTACATGGCATAAAGATGCAGAAGATCAGCTTGTATTTAAGGTTTCTACGGCAGTTAAGACTCTGGGTTAATTGAGGTGAGCTTATGAAGAAACATACAAAATATGAAGATATGGATATCATCAATGTCGATGAATATGAGGACATTGTAGATGTTTTTCTTGATAGATTATTTAGTACAGAAAAAACCGTAGGAATTATTGTAAATAAGGAATTTGCTGAGTATATCACAAGTATCTTGTTAAAAATTCCTGAGACAAGTGTTAAAAAAATTGATTTCATTGATTGGTACAAGACAGATGAATATCTTGTATATGTTGACAATGACGGTTATGTTACTGCTATCCCTATTGGTGATGAAATTATTCTTAATGATGTTGATATAGTTTATATTAATATGGATGGAGATATAAAGCAGGATGTAATAGATTACTGTATTAATGAAGACAAGGAAGTTATATTATTTGGATTAACTGATGATTGCGATTGTGACGGTGATTGTGAGAACTGTATAAGTCATGATTATAATATGTACAAGCTTGATGATGATTATATACATGGATTCACAGCAAGTAAGGTTAACGATGGTTCTTATGTGAGTTATTCATATTATACAACTGAGGATCTGAGTGATAAGGATATTAAGAAGATCCTGAAAGCGTTTAATGTTTAGTCAAAGTATTCAGATGTGAATAGTTTGATACGTTTTTAATGGGTAAATTATTCATTTTAGAGTAGTTTGAAATAATCAGACAATTGTGACTTGTAAGTGCCTTTAAGTAGGGTAATTTGCCATTTTTGTCTTATTTTGAGTGTGTAGTTGTCGCTGCGCACTCTTTTATTATGGGCAGGTAGCCTAGTGGCGAAGGCAAAGAGCTGTAAACTCTTTACGCTAGAAACATCGGTGGTTCGAATCCATCTCTGCCCATTAAGAGGATACGGATAGCACCTCTTTCCCTAGTGGGGGACAATAAATATACCATGAATGCTCGGCAATAGGTGATATGTTGCCGCTATCCTTATTTAATGAAGAAATATATAAAATATATATCGAATAAATATTTGAAAGAAGTGGTTTAGTGTTTACTACTATCTCACTTCTTTTTTGTTTGAAAGGAAGTGAGATTTAATGGGTAGAAAAATACAGCATAACAATATTGTTACTGATGAGTTATTGGCTCAGTGTAATAAAGAAAATATAGAATTAGGAAATGATTTTTTGGACTATCTTCGTTCAGTTGATAGATCTCCAAATACAATCAATGCTTATAGACGTGACCTTTACATTTTCTGGGTTTATTTACTTCAGCATTGTGACAATAAATTTTTTATTGATTTGTCTAAGAGAGATATTGCTCGTTATCAGAGCTTTTGTCTTACTGAATATAAGTGGTCGCCAGCTAGAATGCGTAGAGTAAAATCTACTCTCTCATCGCTTTCAAATTATGTTGAAGCTATATTGGATGATGAGTATGAGAATTTTAAACCAATTATACGCAAAATTGAAAATCCTGCAAATGAGAAAGTATTTACCAAAACTGTATTATCTGATGAACAGGTGCAGAATATGCTTGATTATTGGGTTGAGAAAGGTAAATATGACAAGGCTTGTATTTTAGCATTAGCTGCATTTAGTGGTAGACGTAAGAGTGAATTGCCACGATTTAAAGTATCCTATTTTGATGATGAAAATATTATATATGGTTCTTTATATAAAACACCTGAAAAGATCCAAACAAAGGGAAGAGGCTCTAGGGGCAAAATGTTGACGGTATATACACTTGCAAAGCCATTTAAGCCATATTTTGATTTGTGGATGAATTATAGGAAAGAACACGGAATTGAATCTGAATGGTTATTTCCAAAGAAAGTAAATGGAGAATATATAGATGAACCTATGGATTCAGGGACACTTGATAGTTGGGCTGATACATTCAGTAAACATTTAGGAGAAGACTTCTATTTTCACAGCCTTCGTCATTTCTTTACAACTTCTTGTTCTCGAAGCGGTCTTCCTGATGATGTAATTCAAATGCTAGTCGGTTGGAGTTCGCTAGATATGGTATCAGTGTACAAGGATATTGATGCAGATGAGCAATTTGCAAAATATTTTGCTGATGGAGAAATAAAACAGGTAGAACAAAAATCACTTTCTGATTTGTAAGCAATCCCGATGAAACTTTCATCTAATACTTCGTCTAATTCCCTCTTGCATCACACAATTTTATGTGTTACAATACAAGTCAAAAGAAACAAGCAAATCCCGTTAAACGGTTTGAGCCAATAATCAAAAATGGCTAAATATAAAAATAAAATACTTAACACATTAATGACCGTGCTTTGGCGAGTGGCGGTCATTTTTGTGTATCAATTTATCTATAAGTCTTACTAAGTATGTAGCAATGATACTACCTACTGTTCCGACAATTAATGCAACAAAAATATCTATTATGTCATCCTCCTTTCTCATTATTTCCCTGAAAGGATTTATATAAACAGGATCATCACTGTTCCTGGGATAACTCAAAACCGCCTAACCATCTCAATCTAGCCAAAATCAAAATGTTGGGAATTTGCTTGTCTTTTCTATTATATCTCATATGACAGTTTCTGTCAAAACAATCCAAAATAAAAAACCTTTAAATGGGCAACCAAACAGAGAATAATATAAGTGAGTAACAGCCACTCGTAAGGCTGTATATAAAAGCACGAGATAAAAATATTGAGTTAGTTGCTACTCTAAAAGCACCTTCGCTACTACTCATTGGCGTTGCAAACTCGGAAGCGAATCAGAGTATAAAAGAAAGCTATGCGTTCACTGCTAAAATATAAGTGTGATAATAAATATCTTGGCATTTGCTATTCATGTAGCATTGTAAGACCTACTTCTTTTCTACCGACATCTAGGATTATCGGTGGCTCTTAGCCTTAGAAGTGAGAAAATGTTCGTGCTTCTCTGCGTTAATGAGAATTATTAAAATAAATGGTTACTCATATACATATCATGCATTTGACGTGTAATACACACGAGTTAGGAATGGGAGAATAATATATTATCCAGGTCATCAGTATGATTGGAACATGCATCTTATATCAGAGAAGATTTCGGTTCGATTCCGATGTGGCGTTGCAACTGGATAAATTAATGGAGTATCAATACATAAGCGCAATGTAGTTTGGTTGGTACGAGTTATCACTTACTCTTCTTGTGCGTTGGTTAGCAAGAAAAACAAGTGCATGGAAGCATGAATCGGGTTGCTGATAAACGACTAAGTTCTGAAAAACTGGATATGTACAGTCCAATATCATCTAGTTAGTGCTTTATGCTGATCTAGTGGGTGAGATACCCACATTAGGTCTGTTCGTCTAGCGGTCTAGGACACCGCCCTTTCACGGCGGCAACAGGAGTCCAAATCTCCTACAGATCATTATAATTGCCTTAGTTTATTGAGAAAGACATAAGATAAGCAGGTATGGTGGAATAGGCAGACACAGAGGACTTAAAATCCTCTGGTAATAATACCGTGTGAGTTCAAGTCTCACTACCTGTACTAAAATAATAAAATCTAATTTGTAGAAAGGAAAAGTATGACATATAAAATTTTAATTAAAAATACGCAGGCAAAGCTAAAGAATCTTTGGGAGATATACGGAACTACTTCTACTACAGGTTCTACAGTTGCATTTACTGAATATTCTACTGAAGATGTAAATGAATTACAGAATACAATTGCTGAACTTGATAAGACAATTGGGTTTGAGAATATTCGTGTGATTGCTGATGTGACATATAATATTGGAGTTACTGTTGATGAAATTAAGACTACTACTCCATCCGAGGATAATCATTTAAAAGAGTAACCAAATATGAAATAAGAAAGAGCTGTTTCCTTTGGAGATGACTCTTTTTATTATGTAGTATTGGCAGAGTTGGTATTGCACCTGATTGCTAATCAGAGGTCATCGTTTATTCGGTGCATAGGTTCAAGTCCTATATACTACGCTAATGCCGTGTGTCCGATTGGTCGAGGGTGCTGTCTTGAAAACAGTCTGGATGTAAAAGTCTTTGGGGTTCGAATCCCTAACACGGCGTTCTAAATAAATGCACTTTCAATATAATTCTATGTTGCTTTTGTTTAACTAACATGCAATAATTGTTATATGGAGGTGAATATTATGGCGTGGAATTTTACAGATGTGGCTTCTGCCGAAGAAATTATTGAAAAAATTGAAGATGGAGAAATTTCTAATTCTGCAACTGCATATGGTTTATTGGGAGAAATAATGAACGCTTTTCCTGGAACATGGATTGCAGACAAAGCAAAAGAATTACGTGACAACTTGTAAAAAATATTGTAAAGATTATTTGAAAGAGATCAGTAATAATACTGGTCTCTTTTTGTATTTAAAAAGAGAATAAATATATAGCCAACTATGAGAGGATTGTTACTGTTTCGATTGCAGATAGTTGGAATTATGGAGTGAGAAGCCTTTGACTGATCATCTTAGGTATAGTAGATACTCGCACTACTCTCTCACTCTATTTTGATTGGTTTTGCGAGTGGAAAGCGAGAATGAATATATGTTAGAAAAAGGAAAAATAAAAAATGGTATATCTGGAATTTATTGTATTGAGAATAAAATCAATAATAAAAAATATATTGGACAAAGTCAAAATATAAAAACTCGTTGGAATTCTCATATACGAAAATTGGATAAAAATATTCATGACAATAAATATTTACAAAGTTCATGGAATAAATACGGAAAGGATAATTTTAAATTTTATATTATAGAAAAATGTAAAATTGAAATTCTTGATGAAAGGGAAATATATTGGATTGGGAAATATGATGCAAATAATGAAAAATATGGCTATAACTTAACATCAGGTGGTGGTGGATATAGAGATGGCGTACTTTCTCAAGAAACTAGGGAATATATGTCCAAAATAAAAAATCCAGAAAAAGTGGTTCAAATTGATTTTGATGGGAAACTTGTAAAAATATGGCGCAGCGCAACTCAAGCACAGCGTACATTGGAAGGTATAAGAGCTAGATCAATTTTGCAATGTTGTAGACATGTTATACATCAAGCAAATGGATTTATATGGTTTTATAAAGAGGAATATGATAATATAAAAAATTTTGATGTAAAACAATATATGTTCGATAATAATAGATTTTTTGATATTCCAATTCTTCAATATGATTTATATGGTAATTTGATAAAAGAATGGAATTTAAATGAATTAAAAAATTCTGGATTAAAAATTCATGACATAAAAAGATGTTGCAGACATGAAAGAATTACATACAATGGATATATTTGGATATATAAATATGACAGAGATTTTGAACTTACAAAAGAATTTTTGCACAGGTGTCAAAAAAGCAATAATATTTATTCTATATATCAATATGATAGAGACATGAATTTAATTAAAAAGTGGTCGGCTGATGAATTAAAAAGTAATAACGAATATAATCTTTATAGAATAACAAGTTTGTGTAATGGTAAATATAAGTCAAATACTTATCAAGGGTTTATATGGAGTTATAAAGAAGTAGGTTAAATTTTAACCTGCTTCTTTTTTATTGGAATAAAAGGAAGGAAGTGATTACTATAGCTAATTTAAAACAAGCAAAAACAGATGATGAAATTAAGAAGCTAACTGTAAATTCGGTAAAATCAGCATACCATGAATTAGCTTTAGACTACAATCATCTTCTTAATTTAGATTATGTATACTGCCCTCATTGTGGAAAATGGAAAACTGTAAAGGCATTTTATTCATCTACAGAGACAGCGAGTGGAATTGAACATTTTGCATGTAAAGAATGTTTAATAGATATGTGTACTGATAAAGACAAGGATGGAAATCGAATAGACAATAAACAAAAAACTATAAATACATTTAGAAGACTTGATTGGGTGTTTATTGATTCCGATTATGAGGCACAAATTAATACATTAGCTGAAGGTGTTGGTGAAAAAAATCGCGCCACGGCAGCACAACAATATATTGTTATGGTTAAATCGTTACCACAATATAAAAATAAACATTGGTGCGATTCAGAATTAAGTGTTGAAGATGATATAAAAAATAATTCTGAAGATGTAAAAATCGTACAAAAAACATTACGTGCAGCAAAAAAGAGATTTGGTACGGATTATAACAATGAAGAATTGATGTTCCTTGAGAATGAGTATCAAGACTGGATTTCGAGATATGACTGCTCCCAAAAGGCACAAGAAGAAACATTTCAGAATTTGTCAATACTAAAACTTATGAAACGAAATGCAATTAAAAAAGGTACTTCTACAAAAGATTTAGATTACTCATATCAGCAATGGCTTGATACAGGTAACTTAAAGCCAAAACAAAATACTCTTGATACATTTTCAGATGCTCAAACAATGGGCACTTTAATTCAGAAATATGAGGAAACACGCCCTCTTCCTGAAATAGATCCAGAGCTTGCAGACGTTGATAAAATTGGTACTTACATAGACGCTTTTTATAGAGGTCATGCGTCAAAAATGCTTGGTCTAAAAAACAGATTCTCAAATATATATGAACGAGTAATGGCAAAATATACTGTCAATCCACCATCTTATGATGAGGAATCAGATAGTGAAATTCTATTTGATAAGATTTTTGGTAGCAAGGATGATGAATAATTATGGCTACCACAAAGAAAGAAAAGAAAAAGTCATTACAAGAAGTATATCAAGAAAAATCTGAGCGTGTTTTAGAAGGAGTTGCTTATTGGGCTTCGTTCTATAGAAAAAACCCACAAAGATTTGTACTCGAATATCTAAATGTGAAATTAAAGCTATTTCAAAAGATTTTAATATACATGATGATGGTTAGTACGAATTTTATGTATATCGCAAGTCGTGGTTCTGGAAAGACATGGTTGACAAGTTTGTACTGTGTTGTACGTTGTATTTTATATCCAGGGACAAAAATCTGTGTTGCTTCTGGGTATAAATCTCAATCACTAGAGGTTATTCAAAAGATAAATGATGACTTTATGAAAAATTATGGTTGGGGTTCAGCCAATCTTCGTTCTGAAATTTCTGAAATTTCTACTTCAATAAATAACGCTCATGTTGATTTTCGTAATGGTAGTTGGATAAAAATTGTTAGTTCAAATGATTCGGCTCGACATAACAGAGCAACGCTCATAGTTGTGGATGAGTTCAGGATGGTTGATTTGAATACAATTAATACAGTTCTTCGTAAATTCTTAACAGCTCCACGTTCACCTGGTTATCTTAATAACCCAAAATATGCTCACCTTCAGGAGCGTAACATCGAAATGTATATGTCATCTGCGTGGTATAAGTCTCATTGGAGTTTCGAGAAATTAAAAGCCTACTATGCAAATATGCTTGATGATACTAAGCGTTACTTTTGCGTAGGATTACCTTATCAGTGTGCTATACGAGAAGGTTTATTATCTCGTGAGCAGGTCGAGGATGAAATGTCTGAGGCAGACTTTGATCCTACTGCATTTAAAATGGAAATGGGTGCTGAATGGTATGGTGATACTGATGGTGCTTTCTTTAAATTCGATGATATATCTCCAAGGAGAAAGATACGAAACTCTTTCTATCCTCTTGAAATTTATAAAAATCATCAAATCAAAATTCCAGAATTAGTTCCAAATGAAAAACGAATATTATCTGTCGATGTAGCTTTGCTTGCAAGTAAAAAGCATAATAATGATGCTGCTGCTCTTATAATTAATTCTGCTATTCCAACAGAAAAAAATGATTATATATCTAATATTGTTTATATAGAAACACATGAAGGAATGACTACAGACGAGTTAGGTATTCTTGTTATGAGATTATTTTATCAATTCAATTGTACAGATTTGGTATTGGATACTAACGGACAAGGCATTGGCGTTTATGATTTTATAATTAAACCTCAGTATGATGCCGAATATGGAGTTACATATGAAGCAATGACTTGTATTAATGATGATAATATGGCTGATAGATGTAAAATTAGAAACGCAAATAAGGTCGTATGGTCTATTAAAGCTACTGCTGACTTTAATACAAAGGCAGCTATTGCATTACGTGCAGGATTTCAGAATGGTTCTATTAATCTTCTTACTTCTGAATTTGAAGCAGAAGAATTGGTAAAAAAGATTCGTGGATATTCTAAGATGACATCAAAGGAACAAGCGTTATTAAAATTACCATATATACAAACTTCTCTTATGGTTAATGAATTAATAAATCTTGATCATGAGATAAAAGGAACAAATATAAAAATTATAGAAAAACCAGGAATGCGTAAAGACCGATTTTCATCTCTTGAATACAATTTCAAAATTTGTCAAGATTTAGGATTTAAATTAAAACCAAAGAATACAGATGTCGAAAGTCTCATCAACAAACTTCCAATCCGTCAAGGCAAGAGATTTTCAATGTTTAACTAAAGGAGGTGCATTAACAAAAAATGCCAAGAACAAAGAAAGCGGATGCTAATGCACCTGCTACAAATACAACTAAGAAGACAAATTCAACGTCCTCTTCTACTAAAACAACTGCGGCTCAGATGCGAAATTATTCTAAAGAGGAATACCGCAAGGAATTATTTGCCAAAGCATCACAAGCCATGCAGTTACTCAACTTGCAAAAAACAGAGACACGAAGTTATACTATTTATAGTAAGGAAAATCTTCGTTCTTATATGCAAAATCCATTCTCAAACGAGAATAGATTACGTAATTTAAGCCGATTTTTATATAGAGTTTCACAACCATATAGACGATTAGTAAATTATAATGCTCAGTTAGTTGACCTAACAGCAATGAACGTAAGTCCAAATATTGATATTACACAGGATAACGATACTCAGACAATTTTAAAAGATTATTATAACACTTGTGTAGAAATTGATAAAATGCACTTACATTCTGAAATATATAAAATGCTTGTAACCGCATGGATTGAAGATGCTGCTTATGGTTATATATATGAAGATGATACAGGTTTTTTCATACATCTATTAGATGGTGAATACTGTAAGATATCTTCTATCAATCCTGATGGCAGTTATAACTTTGCTTTTGATTTTAGTTATTTCAAACAGCGAAAGGATTATCTTGACTATTGGGATTCTGAATTTCAAAAAAAATATAATTCTTATGATAGTGATTCATCTCTTAAATGGCAAGAATTAGATCCTGAACGAACAATTTGTATTAAAGTTGGAAGCGATGATCCAAAACTCTGTATTCCACCTTATATTGGTGTCTTTGAAAATCTAATTGATACTATTGATTTACAATCACTTGTTTCTGTAAAAGATGAATTATCAATATATAAACTTCTTGTAGCTCGTCTTGAACACATGCAAGGAAGTGATAATCCAGATGATTTCGAGGTAGATATTCAGGTTGCTCTTGATTATTATGCGAAACTTGAAGCATCTCTTCCAGATTGTGTATCTTCTTGTATTTCCCCTCTTCCAATTGAACCAATTGAATTCAAAGGAACTACAACAGATGATACAGATATGATTGAAAAATCTATGAGTAATCTTTTTAAAATATCTGGTGGTTCTTTGGTTTTAAATGATGAAAAACAAGGAACTACAATCTATAGAGCACATATGATTGCGGATATGATGAATGCAATTAAACCTCTTCTTGGTGAAATTGAAATATGGATGAATAGACATCTTTCTTATAATCTTTCAAATCCCGCAAAAGTAAAATATCTTGAAACTTCCCCTTGGATGAAAAATGAAAAGAAAAAAGAATTGATAGAATCTGCACAATATGGTGTACCTGTAAAAATGGCTGTTGCAGCACTTGATGGTTTTAGCCCATTGGAAGTGCTTAGAATGCAATTTCTTGAAAATGATGTACTTTCATTACATAATTCTTGGATTCCACTTCAAAGCAGTTATACTCAGTCGGGCAATAATTCTAATGATAGTGGTGGACAAAAAAAAGATGTGACAGACCTCACAGACGAAGGAGAAAGTACAAGGGAGTCAGGGAAAAATGATATGTAAGGAGTAACAGGATGAAACAGAATTTTATAAAAACAACAGATTCTGAAACTTCTAAAAAGCTATTAGCTCTTGGATTTCAGAAGGTTGATAATACAAATGGTATTTATACCTTTTTGAATACTGGTAAGATCCAGTTTTCGGATAATGATATAGATAAAAAGAAAATTCAGTATAGTAACATGCTGAGTATTTAGCCACTCTCCTATTCGAGTGGCATTTATTATGCCAAGAAAGGAGGAAGAAATGCAAAAAAAATATTTTACAGTTGAAGATTTAATTAGGTTTTGTGAACAAAAGAAAATGTATAACTTTTCTTCAAAGGAATCTGGTAAACCTATTGTTATACAAGCAATTCAGGACTTTTCTTCTGCTGATGTTGAAGAAACAGCAGATAATAAACTTTATGCAAAAGTTCGTGTCTGTCATACTTTATTAAATCGTAATGGAAGTTATATCTCAGAAGATTCTATGAAAGCAGCTATGCCTAGTCTTAAATATTCTCCACTGCTTGCGAATATTCATCAGTTGGATGATGGTACGTGGGATTTTCATTCGCACGATTATCATATAGAAAAAGATGAAGATGGAAATGAAAATGTTATCTATGACGAAAAACAAGTTGGTACATTTACAGCAGATGAACCATATCTCGAATATGACAAAGATATGGATAAAACATACGTTGTTGCCCGTGTAGTAATTCCTGAATCATACACTCGTTGCGCTGATATTATTCGTGAGAAAAACGGCACAAAGGTAAGCTGTGAGCTTATCATCTATGAGTGTTCATACAATGCAAAAGAAAAATATTTACAGTTAGATAATTTTGAATTTGCAGGTTGCACTTGCTTGGGTTCTGAAAAAGATGGGACACCTATTGGTGAGGGAATGCTTGGGAGTAAGATAACTCTTGAAGATTTCAGTGAAGAAAATAATAGCTTAATTAAATTTAATGAAAAAATGGTTGAATTACAAGCACGACTTGAAAAACTTGAGACTGCTTGTTTTGACAATAAAAAAAATAATTCTAAGGAAGGAGGAAACAAAAACTTGAATAAATTTGAAGAATTATGTCAGAAGTATGAAAAGACAGTTAATGATATCACATTTGATTATGAGAATATGTCTGATGATGAATTAGTCGAAGCATTTGCAAAAGCATTCGATGAAACTGATTCTACTAATGATGGAAGTGAGGGTGCTGATACTCCTTCTGGTAGTGAAACAACTACTGATGGAAATGAAGAAGGTGAAAATAATCCTACTGAGAAAAATCCAGATGAAAGTGAAAAAGGTGATACCACAGAAGATGAAACGCCTTTTATTGATGATGACGAATCAAAGAAGAAAGTTAATAATTCTGAAAATACCGTAGAGTATTCATTTACCAAGAATGGGGAAATTAAAAAGTTTGCTGTATCTTTACAGGATAAAATATATGCCATTCAGGATTTAGTAAATGCCACATATGCAGAGACAGATAATACATATTATGGTGTTACTGTTTATGATGATTATGTAATCATGTGTGATTGGTGGTCTGGAAGATATTATAAGCAGACTTATGATTCAAAGGATGATAACTATTCTCTTACTGGTGACAGAGTTGAAGTATATGTTGAGTTCGTTACTGCCGATGAGCAGAAAGAAATCGAATCAATGCGTTCTAACTATGCTGAATTAAAGGCATTTAAGGAGAATGTTGAAAAGAACGAACTTCATTCTAAGAAAGAGTCTTTACTTGCAGATGAAAAATACTCTGTATTATCTGATAATGAAGAATTTACAGAATTAAAGAAAAATATGGACAACTACTCTCTTGATGATTTAGAGACAAAAGCAAAGGTTATTTTTGCAGATTATGTATCATCTGTAGGTAATTTCTCATTAAATAGTTCTAATGAAAACAAATCCCATTCTATGCAGTTATTTGGTGATCCAAACACTCGTAGAAATAGTCGCTCTGGTAGATACGGAGACATCTTTAAGAAGTAATCACTTCATATAACCACAAACAAATATTAACACTTTAGTAAGTCGTGCAGAAATGTACGGCTTTTATTATGCAAATTTTTAAGGAGGAAAAATTAATGGCAATTAAATTTGAATTATCAAAGTTCCCTGTCGCTTTCCCTGCAAAAGTTATTGCGAGAGACGGTGGAGCACATATGTACAGTATTCAGCACGATGAAGATCTTTGGAATGGTGCTGTAATTGCAAAGGGTGATTATAAGGCACTTGATCTTTACGCAGAAGGTACAGCAACAAAGATTAATGCAAAGGTTGTTGGTCAGGCGGCAAACGGAAATTACTATGTAGAAATTACAAAGGATTCTCCTGCTTCTGAAGCACTTATTGTTTACAATCCACCAGTTATCGAGGAACAGTACAACAAGTCATTCCAGCTCGAAGCTAATTTTTATATCCCTGCAACTATGGAAGCTAGAGCTTATTCAGTTCGTGAAGGAGATATTTGGGAGCTTTCTGAGGCTGCATTTACAGCAAAACCTACAGTTGGAACAACTGTTGTATCTACTGTTACTGGTAAGAAGTGGACAGTTGCGTAATTTTAGGAAAGGAGACAGATAATAATTATGGAAAATACAGCTAGAAATTTAATGTTTGATCTTGCTTCTGGTCGTGAAATTTATGATGACGAACAGGGTAGAGTTATTAGTAAGGCAGAAGCAAATGATGCCGTAAGAAAAGTATGCTTTGAAGAACTTGGAATTACAGAAAAGTCTACTGAGAAGCAGATGATGAGAGCTTTAAAGTCTGATAAGGCTGTTGCTCTTTTCGAGGTAATTGAGGAAATTATCGAGAAGGAAATTGAGTATGGTTTCAGAGATAATGAATTCTTTAACAACTTCGTTGAAACAAGAAATCTTGCAGATGGTGATAGAACTGACTTCTGGACAGATACAGATATTATTCTTAACGTTGCAAAGGTTTCTGGCGATCAGCATGATTATACAATTCAGAGACTTGCTGAGGGTTCAAGTTTCACAGTTCCTACTAGCAGATATGCAGTAAAGGTTGGTGGAGATATTCGTCTCTTCTTAACTGGTCGTAAGGATTGGTCTGAACTTATTGATGCTGTAGCAAAGGCATATACACATAAGATTCAGGACGAGCTTTACGCTGAGTTTATGAATGCAGCAAGTAAGCTTCCTGTTACAACTGGTTTTAAGGGTACTGGTGCTCTTACTAAAGATAAGAAGGATGAGTTTGACGAGATTATTTCTAATGTCGCTACAGCAAATAATGTATCTTCTGTTGTAATCATGGGTACAAAGACTGCACTTAAGAAACTTAATGCTCTTGCAGGAAATGGTTCTGTTGAGTGGGTAGCTGCATCTCAGAAAGAAGCTGTTGCAAACACAGGTATTCTTGGTTCTTATGAAGGAACTTCTCTCTTAGAAATCCCTCAGAGATTTAAAGATAATACACTTGCAAATAAGCTTGTCGATCCTACTATCCTCTTAGTATTCCCTGTAATTGATTACAAACCAGTTAAATTCATTGATGGTGGTGAGACTACTCTTGAAGTAACTGAGACTGGTGCAAATGCTGATGACATGCAGACATATGAAGCCCAGAGACGTATGGGTATTGCTACAATTATTACTCGTCAGTTTGGTCAGTGGGATTTAGATGCCTAATCTGAATTAATTATAAAAATTATGGAGAGTGTGAAATATCCACTCTCCTATTTTAATGGATAGAAAGGAATTATTATGGGTTATCAGAAAAAGACTACAACAACTGCTAACATAACAGAAACAAAAGTTGAAGACAAGTCAAAAGCTCGTAAATATGAAAAGGATGATGTTATTCCATGTAAGTCACTTACTGATGGAAAACTTTTGGTAACAGGTGAAAAGACTGGAATTTTATATAGATGGGCTGATTATGGCGATGTTGAAGAGGTTGAATACCAAGATTTAGTATATATGATTCGTTCCCATAAATCTTGTATTACAAGACCTAGATTTATTATTCAGGATGCTGAGTTTGTTGAACAGTATCCAGAATTAAAAGAGTTATATGAATCATTATATTCTACAAAAGATTTAACAGATATTCTATCTTTGCCTATTACACAGATGAGAGCTGCTATTGCAAATTTACCAGATGGTGTCTTTGAGACACTTAAAGGACTTGCTGCTTCTATGATTATGAATGGTACATATGATTCTGTTAAGAAAATCAAGATACTTGATGAAATCTTTGATACAAATCTTCTACTTACATTAGCACAGAATTAGTAAAGGAGGCTCACAATGACGCTTCCATACGAAACAATTTTTTCACGAACAAGAGGACGAATTTCAGATATGAAAGAACTCTCTCTTGACGAAAACGATTTGCTTGAAATATACACAGAGCGATTAAGCAATGTAATCTCTAATCCAAGGGTGCGTAGACTATTCTCTTCTCTCACACTCGATGATGAAATTCAACAGTTGGATTTTACGCTGAATAATTCAGTAGATGAAACGGCTGATATGAATTTTGTCGTAGGAATTCTTGTACTTGGAATGACGATTGAGTGGTTACAACCACAGGTTGATTCTATTATGCACACATCAGTAATGATCGGCGGCAAGGAAGAAAAGAAGCTACTTGACAATCATAAAAATATGATTGATCGTCTTGATTCCATGAAAATTGAATTAAATAAACGTATTCGTGATTACGGATATATGTACAATTCCTATATTAACACGGAGTCCTAATATGCAATACATATATGGTGACTTCACAGACAAGCAAATCAATGAAGCAGTTCGTGCAATGCATGGCGACATTCATAAACTACTACTCTATAAAGACAAAACAATTGAAGAGAAAATATTTGAAGATGATGAAGCATTTCTCGTCTTCTTTGAAAACGTTATGTTTAAATTAGGTGGCACAAAAACCTTATTTAATGATAACGGACTTATGGTAACTCTTATGGCGACTTTACAAGGTGCTATGGATAATTTCAAGAGTGACCATTTTAGTTACAAAAAATTCCGTAGGGCAATCTTAGATTCTCATGGATATATTAAGCAGATGTTTGAGGAGGTGGGTTGAGATGCCGAGTCTATCAACAGCTAGGCGTATCGCACACGCCAAGAACAATGGAGCTAAAACGATTGGTCAGATTTATAAGGAACAGTCTGATTGGGCAATGGAGCAAACATTTGAAAACGACATCGCTACAAAGACTTGTTATATCTATGACCATTTTCATGATGATTTTTTCACAGACGAACATGGAATTACACGTTCTCTTGCTGAAGGTATGACTTATGAAAATACCAATAAGACCAAGATAGATGCAAAGTTTATTATCAAATCTTATCAGTCAATGGATAAAGACCAAGTGGAATACTATCTTATGTTTCGTCCAAGTCAGCCTTTAAGATTCAATGAAGGTGATGACCTTTATTATTATGAGACTGATTTTAGGAAACGTTATGGAGCGGCATTTCCGATAGGGCTTTTCGTGGACGTTCCAGATGATAGAGGAATTTATCATAAGTGGATTGTCTGTCGTGATGAACCTGCAAATCAGTTTCCAAAGTATCTGATTTTACCAGTAAATTACGAACTTACATGGATTGAAAAATCTAATGATAAGCGCATCAAGAGACGTATGTGGTGTTGTTTAAGACAACAGAATTCCTACACTATAGGCACTTACACCGACCGATATTTTACACATACAGATAATCAGGATAAGATATGGTTGCCAATGAACTCTATTACAGAGAAGTTTTGGTACACTTCTGAAGATTCTAAAAATATGCGTGTTGTAGTAAGTGCTTTAACAGAGCATCCTACCGTATGGACAGTGACCAAGGTTGAAAATTCAATGCCATTCGGTATTCAAAAGCTTACTATATATACGGCATTTTGGAACGAGCATACCGATTATGTCAATCTTGAAACAGGCGAAATGTATGCGAACTATTTCGATTCAGAAATCGCCCCAACAGATCCATCTATTCCAACCACTCCCCCATCTTCTATTACAGCAAGAATTTCAGCATCTACTTCAACTATTAAAGTTGGTGGTTCTTATAAAAATCTTACAGTAAATCTATTTAATGATTCCAATGAAGATATTACAACTGAATATGCTGATGCAACCTTTACATGGACTTGTTCTATTGATGATGAAGATTGGACTGATAAAGTTACATGGCGAGCTGGCACAGAGTACAACCAAAAGAAAGTAAAGTTTTTGAACAACACTTCCGTTATCGGCAAAATACTGTCTATTAAGTGTGAAATTGTTAAAGATAACTTGCCGATAGAATCTGAAATTTTGCTGTTGGAACTAACTGAGTAAGGAGGTGTTGTATGGCAGAAAAAATAATTACAAAGAATGATTTGTTAAACAAACTTCGTGCGTATAGAACTACTCCTGATGATGAAAATATTCAGTATAAGAAAAAGATTAAGAAAGCACTTATGCTCAATCCATGTCTTTTATATGCACTCAATGAGAAGTCATTAGAATCTGAACTTTTTGATGATGATGGTAATATTAATTGGGAATGGAACGAAGACACAAAGGAATATGAACCTCTTGGAGAATGGGATAGATATTTTGGTGGAACATCCAACATCCGTCCTTATTTATTTATCCCTGATACTCAGACAGAAGCAAAACACTATATCTGTTATCAAGTATCTTTTGATGAGATGCCTCGTTATCAGGATACATTAAAGTATACGAATATTACATTTACTATTTTTGTGCATGGTAATGACAGAGATGATAAATTAACTGGCATTCCAAGACATGATCTTATTGCCTCTATTATAAGAGAACGATTTAATTGGTCAAATATATTTGGGATGCAGACACATCTTGTATCATCAAAGGAATCTACTACAGATAATAATTATCTTGTTCGCACTCTTGTATTCCAAGTTATTGACACTAATGGAATCGTAAATACAACCAATGGAAAAACAAGTTTGAGCAATTATCAGTTAAGGCGGTGATATTATGGCTAATATATCGTCTGGTGCATTGGATGCAATTCAAACCGCTACTATTGAAGACAACCAAAAGAAACAAAAACCATCTAATGATAAATATCATTTTGATAAATTAAAACTTTTCTTTGGTGAAGATTATTATGTACACGGAATTAAAATATCCCAACCAACTATAGGTGATATTTTAGATATTGGTGAATCAAAATTTTATACTGCTATCTCCCCATTTATTAACAATTCCACTTCGATTCGTCTTATGCTATTTAATCTCGGTGTAGAAAATTGGTGCAAGGTAAAAGATATAGAGGTATATAATCTATTATCTCAAATTCCAGAACAAGACTATTCTCCACTTCATTTGATATTTCATGATGTAAATTTCCTAGACTATGAAATTGTTTCTTATACTGATGAAAATTCAGAAGAACAATTTGGGTTATATAATCCAGAGTCTAATATTCTATTGTCAGAAAATGAATATATGGAAATTGCTGAGTATATCAGAACCATTATGAATATTCATCCTAAAGTAGAAAAGGCAAAAGGAAGAACTACTAGAGATTGGATGAGACAAGAAGACCAAATGAACTTATCTATGAAAAAACCAGATGATAATTCTGAGTCTAATCTTCTACCTATTATTTCAGCATTGACAAATCACCCTGGTTTTAAATACAAACTTGAAGAATTAAAACAAGTAAAAATATATCAATTTTACGATGCAGTTCAAAGACTTCAAATATATGAGCAAACCCATGCATTGATGGGTGGAAGTTATTCTGGATTCTGTGACACAAGTAAAATTGATAAAGAACAATTTAATTTTATGAGAGAAATATAGTTAATTTGAACATCTATTTGGATGTTCTTTTTTATACAAATTTTTAATAATTTAAGGAGGAAATAAAATTATGGCATTTAAGATTGGTGACGTAATTATTGATAGAGCGCAGTTTGGTTATGGTGCTACTAAAGCTGGTGTCCCACTGTATGCTCTTACTCAGCTTAATAATTTTAATATTGATATTACTGCTGATTCAACAGACGTTAATGATGCAAGAGGTAATCTTGTATATAGAAAGTACACAGGTAAGAAGGGTGATGTTACTGCAACAAATGCATTCCTTAATCTTGCTGTAGTTTCAACTATTGCTGCAACAGATGCAGAAATTGCAACAAGTGATAATGCTATTGAAATGCCTATTCTTACAACTCTTAAAGCTGGTGAAACACTTGATCTTTCAGAGGACTATGTTGATGGTTCAGCAGTTGTATCTGGTCTTGCAAATGGTGCGCTTGGTAAGGAATATAAGATTGCTGCTACCCCTGAAACCGCTACAGAGACTGAGTTCGGTATTGCAGCACATGTACTTACTCCACCAAAGGCAGGGGATGAAACAGAGTTCTTCGTCAAGTACAAGAAAAAGGTTAAGAGTGGTGCAAAAGTATCTATTACTGGTAACAAGTTCCCTAAAGCTCACGAATTGTTTGTTAAGGCACTTGCAGTTGATCCATGTGATAAGGAAAGCTTCCGTGCTGTAGTAATTCATATTGCTTCATTTATTCCAAGCCCAGAGGTAACAATCGCACTTGAGGGTGGCGACTCACAGACTATGGATTATAAGGGTTCAATCCTTACTGACACATGTACAACTGAGCAGATGATGCTAGAAATCTATTTCATTGATGAACCAGAGGAAGCTTAATCTGATATCAATCTAATAAACTATAAGAGTGGTAGTTTTTTCTACCACTCTGTTTCTTTAAAGGAGGCTTACTTTGAGTAAAGAAAAGATATGCGCTGTTTGTTATAAGCCATATGAGTATTGCCCCGTTTGTGGGAAAGATAAGGATAAACCTACATGGATGTTTACATTCTGTAGTGAAAATTGTCATGATATTTATCTTATAACGTCTTCTTATGCAAATCACAAACTTACAGCAAATAAAGCAAAAAACAAATTAGATAAGCTTGATTTATCTGGACTAAATGATTTCGGTGGAAGCTATCAGAACGTTATCGCTGATATAAACGCAAACGTAACATTAGACAAAATTGGAGATATTCCTACTAAGGATTCTATTCCAACAGATACAACTAACAATTTAGTCAAGGAAAATATAAATAAGTATGAAAAGATTAAGTATTCACCTAAAAAGAAAGGGTGATGCAATTTGAATAGTGATTTTAGAAAATTCTGATGGGAATATGACATTACTATTCAAATGTTATATTCCCATTTTTTTACGGTAATACAGATAAAGGAATGAAAGGAAAATGATAAAAACTAATTTAAAAACAAGAGATTACTTTCCACACGAAGCAGTTAGGATCGTTAATCCCAAACAGTATCTACTATATATTAAAAATAATGTATATCCAGTTGATATGTATACAAGTATAGATGATAAAACAAATAATGTAATTTTGGCAATGGTATTTCTTAAAGCAGACACTACTGAAGTATATAAAAAGTGGTGTAATTATGAGTTGGATTAGGTAGGTGATTGTATGTATCTTGATAATGCAGCTACTACCCCATTAACCCCACAAGTTGAGGATTATATAGTATCGCTATTGGACGTATATCAGAACCCATCTTCAATGTATCAATCAGGTGTTGAAGCTAAGAAAATTATTACAACTGCAAGAAATAATGTAGCAAAATTTATTAATGCTAATCCTGAGAATATTATTTTTACATCAGGCGGTTCAGCCAGTAACACACTATTTATAAAAGGTTATACTCAGAAAAACGAATGTAAAGTATTATACTCTCCTACTTCACACAAATCAGTATTGAAATGTGTGGAATCATTGAAATATAAGTGTCCACTCAAAGTTGATTACACAGGAAAAATAGATATTCAGGATCTCAAGGAATGTTTATCTATGGATACCATGAAGAAACTTGTGGTTATAGAATATGCTAATTCTGAAATAGGAACTATTCAAAACGTAAAACAAATTATTGAGATATGCCACTTTTATAATGCGATAGTTTATGTAGATTGTACAGGCTCAATTAGTCAAATCCCTGTTGATGTAAAAATGTTGAACGCTGATGGTCTGGAATTTTCGGCGCATAAACTCGGAGCGTTAAAGGGAACAGGTGTTTTATATAAGAGACCGTCAATAGAACTCGAACCACTCATATATGGTTCACAGGAACAAGGCTTGTTTGGTGGCACTGAAAATGTAATAGGCATTGCAGCACTTAGTAAAGCAGTCGAGGATTATAATTACTTTTCTATCACGTCTGAGAATAGAGATTATGTTCATGATTATATCATCAATAATATAGTAGATTCTCATATTATAGGTGCAGACGTTGATAGTCGCTTACCACATAACTTATATGTTTGTTTTGATGGTATTGAAGGTGAATCACTGATGATATTACTGGATATGGCAGATATACAGGTGTCAACTGGTTCTGCATGTGCATCAGGGGATTTGACACCATCTTCTACTCTTAAAGCAATTGGATTAGATGAGAAACAAATACATAGTGGTATTCGCATGACATTTAGTGGATATGAAACAAGGGATGAATTGGATTATTTATGTTCCAATCTAAAACGATGTGTAGAGACATTAAGAAAATTAAATAAGTAACTATAAGGAGAACGGTTTTGCCGTTCTTTTTTTATTTTGGAAAGGAGAATGAATTATGAAGGATATATTAAATAGTCTTGACTGGGCAACCATTCTTGGTGTTATTTGGACAGCTATTATACTTCCAATTGGTACAAAAATTCTTACATCGGTGAATAGATGGCTTGAAGCTAGAAAGTTAGATAAATATGGTCAGATTCTTTATGATGAAGTTAAGAAAGCTGTCAAGGCAGTTTATGAGTCTGTTGTTAAAGATATCAAAGGTACAGATGAATGGACAGAGGATAAAATGGATGAAGTTAGAGAGCTTGCTAAGACTAAGATACTCCAAGCACTTCCAACAATTGTATATAAGGTATTGAGTGAAGCGAATGAGGATTTTGGTGATTATCTTGATTCTCTTATAGATACAGCACTTTATGACACAAAACACGAGGAGGTGTAACTATGGCTAGTATGAATGGCATAGATATATCAGCGTGGCAAGAAAATATTGATCTTAGTAAAGTCCCTTGCGATTTTGTTATTGTAAAGGCAACTGAGGGTACAGGATACACAAGTAATTGTTGTGTAAAACAGTGTGACAAGACTCTCAAACTCAATAAGTGCCTTGGACTTTATCATTATGCCAATGGTGGTGTTGTTAAGGCTGAAGCAGATCGTTTTCTATCAGTTGCGAAGAAATATGTAGGTAAGGCTATATTCATTCTTGATTGGGAATCGGGCGGTAACTCTCAATTTGGTAAAAATGATTATGCTTGGTGTAAAGAATGGTGCAATTATGTATATAAGAAGACTAAGATTAAGCCGTTTATCTATATACAGAAATCGGCTATGAATTATGTTAAGAATGTAGGTGCTCCACTTTGGATTGCCCAGTATCCAGATTATAATGAAACAGGTTATCAGACTACTCCTTGGAATGAAGGGGCTTACTCATGTGCAATTAGACAGTATAGTTCTGTTGGTAAACTAAATGGTTATAATGGACATCTTGATCTCAATAAAGCATATTTTAATAAAGATCAGTGGAAGAAATATGCTTCTAAGGTTGGTGTTGTATCAAGTATTTCAAGTATTGTCAGACCAATCACTAAGCCATCTACTACTAAACCTGCACCTTCAAAACCATCTACATCTTCTACCGTCTCCATTATCAAAAAGGGACAGACTGAGGCGAACAAGTTTGCTGGATGTAATATTATTGTTGATGGTATCCGTGGAACTGAGACAAAAAAAGCTGCTGTTAAGGTAGTCCAAACAGGACTTAATAAGGATTATGGTGCTGGTCTTGCAGTAGATGGAATTTGGGGTTCTGCTACTGATGCTGCATTTGGTTCGCATTATGTTAAAGTGTCAGAATGTCAATGGATGGTTACAGCACTTGAAATATTATGTTTACTCAAAGGAAAAAATCCAAAGGGTGTTGAGTATCCTGGTGTGTTTGGTCAAGGATTAAAGAAAGCTTGTGGAACATCGAAAGCTGTTAAGAAAACTTTTAAGAATTTATGTTCTTAGAAAGGTGGCTTGAATGAAATATATAGAAGCCGTATTTAATCAAAATTATATAAGTGTTATCCTAGCAGTGTTTTTACTATTATTTGCAATTAAAGAAATAATTGATCTCATTTCTTATTTCAAGGAGAAGGGACGAATTAAAACTGGTTCTGAGCAGGACAAAGAAAATGTTGAGAATAGACTTATGACTTTAGAAAAACACGATAATTGGCAATACAAAGAAATATCTAAAATGTCAAAGGGTATAGATGATATAAAATGTCAACTAACTGAAAAAGAAAGAGCTGATAAAGAGCGTACAGTTGCGACATTAAGAAATCAGTTATATGGATTACATACTAAATTTTCTGAAAAAGGTTATGTTGATAATTCTGGATTAAAAACTTTTACGGAGTTAGGAAAAATTTACGAAGCCGCTGGGGGCGATGATATTTACCACGAAAAATTGAAACCAGAAGTGTTAAGTTTGCCAATTAAGGATGATTAAATATTTCTACCACAGTAAAAATTACTCATATTATAATATACTACATAAATAAAATATATTTGTACATATTAATATTATGAGAAATAAAGTTTGGTATTATCGCAACCAAAGAGGATTAACATTGCAACAATTGTCAAAGTTAACAGGTTTGTCTGTTGCTGCTATCAGTAAAATTGAAAATGACAACACTAATGATATACTTCTTAAAAATGCTATTATCCTATCTCGTACTCTTAAAGTTGATATGTATGAATTATTTTGCATACCAAAATAAGGAGGGGATAACATGGATAAGCAATATTACAATGTTATATGTGAAGAGATTTCAATTTTAGGAGGAAAGGTTATTCACATTGACAAGAATGTTGGTAGTTTGGACGAAGTTCATGAAGTTGTTAGTGAAAATGTTGGTAAATATCCTAATGGTAAATGGGAATTATACCCTATGATAGCAATAATGTAAAAATTAAATAAATATGTTTTAGAAAGAGAGATTTCTTCGGAGATCTCTCTTTTTGTTATGTAAGGAGTGAAAGGAAATAGCACAGAATCAAGGTAAGCGATTTGAGCAAGCGATCAAAGATTCTGTTCCAGATACATGTTGGATATATCGGTTTAGAGACAACGCAGCATCATTTGGAAACGGAGACAATACTAGATTCGCTAGTAGTAATATTTGTGATTATCTTTTATTTGATGATGAATCAAGAACATTATATTTGCTTGAATTAAAATCGACACAAGGAACGAGTATTTCATTGTCAATGATTAGAGATAATCAGATCAAATCTCTACAAGAAGCAAGCGAACATAATCTTGTAGCAGGATTTATTTGTAATTTTAGAAACGGAAATAATGACACATTCTTTATAGAAATCTGTAATTTTGTAAAGATGATGGAGAATATAAATAAGAAGTCATTTAATATTAATGATTTAAAAAATAATAATGCTATTCCAATAGATAGTAAAAAGAAACGTACTAGATATACATACGACATTCAGAAGTTTGTCAATGAATCACATTTGTAAAGGAGAAAAAGGAATATGAAAATTTTAGAATTTGTAGAAAAATACAATAACATGGCAACTCAGCAGTTAAAGGATAGATTCGTTAAGGATGAAATCAAAATCACTCCATATGTATCAATCATTAAGAAAGATGCTTACGCACAGTTGATTGTAGATAAGACAACATTTGAGCAGGAATCTTATGATGATAACGGAGTAACAAAATATCGTAAAACAGATAAGATTAGAGTAAATTCTGTTGCTCAGTATGTACAGTTTTGTCGTGCCGTGATTGAATTATATACCGACCTTGAGATTGATGAGGATGATAAAGGATTCATCAAGGGATATGATGCACTTAAATCTTCTGGTTTGCTTGATATTTTAATGGTTGGCTCTGATAAGGCTGATCCACTTATCCCTATGAGTGAATTAAGTGAGTTCAAGACCATTTTAACAATGAAACAGTCTGATACTCAGTTTAATGAAACAACTACTCAGGCGTTTATTAGCAAACAGATTGGAAGGATTTCTGATTTGGCAAATGCTACTCTCACACCACTTGTTGATGTTGTGAATAAGAAAATTGATAGTTTATCCAATGATGAGTTGAGAAAGATTCTTGATGATTATAAACTTAGCAGTACCGCAAATTTTAAAGAGGTATAGAATATGAATAATTTAACTCATCTTGGAGCATTCAAGGTTATTGACAATGAAAACAAATATGATTTTTTATTATTAAATAAATATATTTCTGTTGATTTTATTTCTGATAATGATGTTACTATCAAACTTAGTGGCGGATTTGTACAATCTATATCTTATACCACCAATGGTAATATAATTATTCGTTTGTTATCATTCAGTCCTTTATTATATGACTTAATGATCAATGGAAATAAGATTCAAACAATTCAGACTCGTGAATGGAGACTTGATCTAAAAACACACGATGAAATTGAATGCGAATCAATATATCATAATTTTGAATTTGAAAATTATTCAGTCAGTGAAGATATTCATAATAATAATGAGTATATTTATGTGTTAAAAGGTGTATAAGAAATTCAAATTTCTTGTTAAATAAATAGGCTCTATACGTGTCAAAGCGTATAGGGTTTTTCTTATGGAGAGTAATATTGCTACTCTCCTATTTTAATGTTCCAAAACGGAGGTGATACAAAATGGCTGTTCGAGCTACTGGAATAAAAATAAATGATAGAGAATTGAAAAAGTTCGCAGATAGATTAACAGAAAAATATGTGGATAGATATATCTCTGCTGGCAATAAAGCACAAAGAGAAATTCGAGAAAAGTCTACTTTGGAATGGTTTATTGATAGTCAAGGCACAATGGTAAACTCATTAGATTACACACATAAGCTTGTACAGAAAAATGGTAAAGCTATCATATATTTTACTTCATATGTCGATATGAACCACTTTGAAAGGTTATCTACACAAAATGATAGTTCTATATATAGATGGAAAAACAAATATAGTGCTTCAATTGATCCAGCCTCATTCTTACTGGATCTACAATGGAATCAGGGAATACATGGATTGCCTTTGGCTTGGTCAAGACCTAACCCTCTGTTTGGAAATAGAAATATTGGAAGTGGGAATTCGTGGACTAATCCATATTTCAATCAGGGCGAAAGTCTTGAATCTTATACGAGAGATCGTTTCAAGAAAGATTGGGAATCCACTGTAAATAAATATGTAAAAAGATAGGAGGTATTTGATATGCCAGATAATGTAGCTGCTTCGATGACCGCCAGTATTGTGCTGGATAAATCCGATTTGCTTGCTCAGATATTAAAAGGGTTATCCGAAGGACAAAAAGAGTTACAAAATAATAAACTTGAAATGTATTTTGACTTTTCTAATTCAAAGAATCAGGCAGAATTCGAAAAGGTGATTCAAAAATATAGAAAGCAATTATCTTCACAAGAATTTGTTGTGCAGATAAAAGATCAAGGAATAGATGAGACTGTTAAGAGTTTGGATAAGTTGGTAGAGGTTGTTAAATCTCTTGCTTCTGGTAAGGCGTTTGGAACTGGTTTAGGTAATGGAAAAGGTATTGGTAATTCAATAGTTGATGAAAAACAACTCAAGACAGTTATTAATTTATTCGAGAAAATGGAATCTCATCTTGGTTCAATGCGGAAAGTTATATCTGATGTTGGGGATGGTGATGAGTTCTCACCTCTTTTAACTATGATTAACAAAGTAGATTCTTCTATTTCTGAATTAGCTAAGAAAACATCTAGTTTAAGTCTGAATATGAATTTAGATTTTGGCTCAGATGATAAAATAACTGCCGAAGTTCAGTCAAGGACTGCAAAATTGTTACATACTTATGAGAATCTGTTTAATAGGCTAAAAATGTCAGGTACTCTTGATTCTAATATGCAAGGTTACTTTGATAATTTCGACATTAATCAGTATGATAACATGAATGCTAAAATTGCTGCATATAAGAATTTCATTACTGAGATGAGAGAAATGTCTAAACAACAGTTTGGTAAAGATTATTTATATTCTGATATAGAAAAATCTTATTATTCAGCAGTTTCTGGTGCACAGCGTTCTTTGAATAATGTAATCAAATCTGAAAGCATTTCTAATAATTCGATAGAAAATCTTTTTGGTAAAACTGATCTTTCGGAAGTAATTAGTCAGTTGACAATTATTGTTAATAAACTTGACGAAATTTCTACATCTGCAAATAATTTTACAAATGTATTCAAGAATGGACTTGATGTAAACACTTCTATTCAGGAGGTCATTGATCTTACTAATCGTGTTAAGGAACTTGAAACTGAATTAGCGAAGATCAAGAATGTCACGCCTACTACTGTTTCTCCTGCTAGTGAAACGAATATTTCATCTGCTTCTACAGAATCTGTTACTAATTCCATCAAAGAAGAGAATAATGTATTAGAGCAGAATACTCAGAAAGTTAAGGAAAACACACAGGCTAAAGAACAGAATGCCAATGCAAACCTCAATAAGTATAATAAACGGTTAGATTCTTACAATGGTAAGGTTGATAAATATCAAGCCACTATTAACAGATTTAATGATGGTGGTTGGACAAGTAATACATATTTAGAAAATGTACAGGCTGTCAAGAATGCTGTTCATGAGTACGAAACTTTGCTTAATGAATTAAAAGGCAAAGATGCTAGTTTGGTGACAAGTGATGATATTTCTAAATTGGACGAGTATGAAAAGAAAATCAAAGATACTATCGCTACTGTTACTAATATGTCGGCTTCTGAAAAGGGATATAACTTTGTTTCTGGTCAGAAAGAATTAGATAAAATTCATAAGCTTCTTAATGAAAACAGCAAGATGTCTTCTGAGGCTAAGGCTAAGATTAAAGCTTACTATGCAGAAATTGAAAGTGGTAATCCTAGTATGAGTCTTGACAAGATTCATGGTGAAATCTTAAAGATTTATAATGCCGAAGTCGAAGCTGGTCGAGCTGGCAGAACATTGTGGGACACTTTAAAGAATAGCGGATTCCATCAATTAGCTGCTCAGATGGCAGGTATGTTTGGATTTTATGATGTTATTAATCTGGGTAAAGAAGGTTTTAATGTTGTAAGAGAACTTAATACTGCCCTTACAGAAATGCGAAAAGTATCTGATGAGACTGTTCAAAGCTTGAAAGATTATCAAGCTACTACTTTCGATACGGCAGATGCGGTTGGTACAACTGCAAAACAAATACAAAATTCCACAGCGGATTGGATGCGTCTTGGAGAATCAATGAATCAAGCTGCGGAAAGTGCAAAGGATGCCAATGTTCTTTTAAATGTATCAGAGTTTGAAGGAATAGACGAAGCAACGGAGTCTCTTGTATCAATGAGTCAGGCGTATAAAGATCTTGATAAAATGGATATAATTGATGTTCTCAATAATATTGGCAACAATTATAGTATCTCGACAGATGGATTAGCAACTGCTCTTAAAGATTCCGCAAGTGCATTAGTAACTGCAAACAACGATCTTAATGAAGCTGTTTCGCTGACTACGGCTGGCAATGCTATAACTCAAGATCCATCTAAGGTAGGGGCAGGTTTAAGGACAATTTCTCTTAGATTGGTTGGTACAGAGGAAGCTAAACAGGAACTTTCAGATTTAGGCGAAGAAACAGATGGAATGATTACTACCGTTTCTAAACTTAGAGATACAATCATGGATGCAACCAAAGCTGCATCGTCAGATGGAAAAGGTTTTGATATTCTTGATTCTAATGGAAATTATAAAAGTACATATGAAATTATGCAAGGACTCGCAGATTTGTATGACAATATTGTAAAAAAAGACAAAGAGTTAGGAACAAATAATCTTAATCTTTTATTGGAGACTATCGCAGGAAAAAATAGAGCCAACATTGCCGCAAGTATTCTTCAGAATGGAGATATGCTTCGTTCGGTGTATGAAGATGCTCAAAATTCAGAGGGATCAGCAGAAAAAGAATTAAACTCTTATCTTGATAGTATTGATGGTAAAATGGCACAGTTGGAGAATCGTGCCCAGGAATTCTGGTTTAAAGTGATCGACTCCGAAACTATCAAGAATGGAATTGATTTATTATCCACACTTCTTAAAGGTGCTACTGATTTTGTAGATACAGTTGGGTTGTTACCTACTATTTTCACAGGAGTTGCAGCAGCATTTTCATTTAAAAATGTCGGTAGGGATAAAATGTATTCCCTCAGTTTTTGAATATGCCGACAACATACATAATTTACTCTGGATACAGAGGTTTAAAGTATGTTATCCGTGAGATACACGGTGATAAACACCCTATAACGTCTGAATAGACTTGTGTGACATAAACACATAACTGGGAATTACGTCAACCTCACACTACTCTCCTATTTTGGTAACAAATTAGGCTATAGTGACAATGTGTGAACTCGTATGGTCAGGTCGGAAGCTTCCTTATATAAGGAATAACCGCCACAGTAATGCTATGGGTGAGATTCAGTAGATGCAATGCTACTGATGAGAATAGCCATTCGGTACTAACATGGAGCGTAGCCATGAATTTATGAGTTAGGAACTTATCTCCTACTTCTACGTTCGTTTGAACCAACAATCCCTTGGTCGATAAGGTGGGATAAAGAAGGAATTGCTCTACTCAATTCCTTCTTCATTTTGCTCAGTTAAATCAACTTTTAATAAAGCATCTTTGTACTGGGCTTTTGCATGAATTTCTTTATATTTTGTAATTTTATTAACTATGTATTGGATTAGTTTTTTGACTTCGATTATTACCTTATAACAAAGCCATGATACAAACCCAAGTAGAGTGCATAGAATAAAAAGAGCGATTACACCATATAAAGAATCACACTCAACAATACTTTTTATTATGTCCATCATAGTCACCTCCAATGACATATGATTATTTTTTATTATAGGTAGCGAGCCCGGTTATTAGGGAAGCGACTATAATGAACTAATAATTATGTATTGTATTATAATTATATAATAT